AGCAGAATTGAGACAGATTCAAAAGGTTACCATTGGAAAAAAAGTAACTAGATATGGAGAAGGGACATTAGTTGCTACAGCGGATGAAATTAACAGAAAAAAAATGACAACTCAATTACTTTTATCTGTTGGGACTATATCAACTCAATCATCACTTCAATCAGTGGGGATATTAGCATGAGTCAACTTAATCCAAGGATCGAAGGCGTTGTTTACGAAATTAAGCGGCATTTACACAATCACGAAAGATGGTTTGGAAAAGCCGCTGTTCCTAATGGTGAAATACATGTTGCAGATGAAATGATGCCGGGCATTGCTCCATTCGAAATTGTTTCTGGTGATAATGATTTTGGAGACTGGACACAATTACTTGGAAGCGAAGATACGCCATTCGACCCACTATCAACAGATTATTACAGTCACAGAATACAGATTCACAGCACGGACAGCGTTAAACAATTCACGTTACAGTTCATAATAGGTGAGCGTGCTGATTTTGCGGAAAAAATAGCAGCAAAGAATTATAGCGCTGCTCCTTATATTCCATTATCAAATTCCCTTGATTCTGGATTAATTGACATCATGGAAGAACCCGTTCCAAAAAATACAAAATTATGGTGTCGGTTAGGGTGTGAAGATTCAGACGCTAAAAAAATATTACTTTATCTTGGAATTTACGAATATAGAGCGCCTACAATATGAGATATACATTTCTTGAGTTAACGACTAAAGAAGTCGTGGGAAGGTTTACAGAAGGCGACACGGTAACAATCAAGGTTTACGATGTTTCAACCGGGTCACTTGTCGCACTTGATGATGATTCGTGCATACCCCTTGATGATCCAAGGTTTTTCAAGTGGTCCTTTGCAAACCTGACGACTCAGCCGGTTGTTTTAACGAATTATATGTGGATCATGGACAACTCGTCTGTTGATCAGGCTGGGGAAATAGAGGTGGGTGGTTGGGCTGAAAGAATACCTGATCCAATTGGGCCTGCAAATACCTGTAAAATTACGGTTAATCTATCGGAAATAGACGGAAAACTTTCAACTCCTGATGATGTTTTCGCAGAAAATGAAGACAATACAATTGAGCTTCCAACTTATTATTATGCTGATTCCAGGTATTTCCGAAAAGGGAAATACAAACCTTCATTTGATGGTGTTCCGGGACAGGCTTATTGGATCATGCCACAAGGGGCAACGGTCAACATAGTGCTTGATTCTTACGGGATCAGCTCAAAAAGTATAGTTGTTCCCTCTGAAGAAACAATTGATCTATATACCCTGATAACACCTGCTTAAAATGGCGATACTCGAAATCCAACTGGATATTGATAAATACAGGTCTTCATATTTTGAGGTTGAGGCTCCCTTATCAGGCCAGTCTTATCTATTAAAATTCAATTGGTCTGTCCGCTCACTGGCTTGGTATCTTGATGTTAGTGACGTTGTGAAATGGGTCAAAGTGGTAAATTCAGTTGATTTGTTAGCGCCTTACCATTATCTTGAAGCCATTCCACCGGGTAAATTGGGAGTCAGAAGAAACACTGGTAGAGATTCAAAACCAGGATTTTTTAATTTCGGAATTGGCAAGGAAATGACTTTGATCTATGAGGAACCTTGACCGAATTATATAATCGATACTGGGAACTAAGGATCAAAGATATCAACGATAAATTTGACTACACTTTGAAACCGGATCCCGAATCTGGAATCAATCTAAAACTATCTTTTGATATCACTGCAACGACTGACATTAGATATTATACCGGTACAATCAAAGTTTGGAACCTGGGAAGGGAGAAAAGAAAGAACCCTGTGTTTAACATACTCCAAGAGGGGTTTGCTACGGGTCCGCTCATTCAGTTGAATGCTGGTTATCTTCAAAGATTCGGGACTATATTTGATGGAGCTATTAATAGGGGATACCTTCAGAGAGATGGCCTGACAGGAAACTGGATAAACGTCATGCAATGCGGGATACCGTTAAAAATGGATTCTTATTTTTCTATTCAATCTCAACCGGTAAAGGATGCAACTCTGCATTCATTTTTATTAGCAGCTGTTAAAAAAGTGATAGATCAGCCCGGAAGATTCAAAGTAAAGCTGGCGAAAAACTTTCATCCAAATTTCAAGGCAGCTGTTGACGAATATCTAAAAACTAATCCGGTAGACAAAAACATAGGTTACTCTGGACCGGCCCAGGGTATATTGAATGAGATTACAAGGGAATTTAACATCATATTTTTTGCGGGTCCAGAAGGATTTGACGCCATAAGTGGTAAATTTGGGACAAATGATGCTAAGCTTACAAATAATGAACCTGAAATTGAAATTTCAAAAGAAAATGGAATGATCGGATCACCCATTTACACGGATACCGGGGCAAAAGTTTTGAATTATTTGAACCCACATTTTAAATTATTTCAGAGAGCGCATGTTATATCGGACGTTTTAGATAAAAATATCTCAATTTACAGCCTTACACACCGTGGAGATTGGCGGGAAAAAGAGTGGTATTCTGAAATCGATGGATCAACAAAAAATCCTTTTAAACAGCCGTGATTGAAGAATTAACAGACGCTATAGAATCCATTATTGAGGTAAAAGAAAGAACCCGGTATAAAATAGAACTTGGTTTTTTTGATGGATATGCAACTGTTGAGGCCGATTCTACCGGGAAAAGATTCTGTAACGTAAAATTGCAGCACAAAGACGACAACCATAACGATATTGATTTACTAAATGTTCCAATTGGATTTCCTGGATCAAGTTTATTACCAAATGATTTTAAACTTACAAAAGGCGTTGATGAAATGATTGTTTTTTTCACAGATCACAGTCTTCAGCAATGGAAAGATTCTAATGTTCCACAGAAATTAAAAAACAAAGTAAAGGATTCGATCAATCATCCCTTTGCAGTTCCATTCATAAGCCATAGGTCTGTTAGTGTCGATCTGAACTTACTTAAAATCATTGACAGGTTATTAGGTGTTTTATTGGGTGATAAAGGAAACCTAGATGCGGCCGGATCTTCATCAACGGGAACGATTTCTCTACCTCAACCGATTTTAGAATTGCAAACAATCAGAACCGCCATCCAGGGAGCCTTGAACGTCTAATGGACTACAAAATGGAACCCGTTTATGCTGATAACGGAGAATTCAGATATTATGATGTTGTCATCGAAAACGGACGTTTGCAGATGGTTGATGGGATAGAAGAGATAAAAAACAGACTGATCTGTAATCTCATGGTTTTTCGTGGTGAAAACTTTACAGACACTACTTTTGGAGTAGACTATCATAATAACGTATTCGGCAGGGATGTAACAGACCAGGTAATGATTGACGAGTTTAAAGCAGCAATATTGAAAACCAGAGGAGTGAAAGAAATAGTGACTTTTGACATAACAATGGAAGATAGAACAGCTATTTTGAGATCAATGGTAAAAACAACCGAAGGAGAAGTTGACCTTGTAACACCTATCACGATATAAAATGGCAGGATTGACAGAAGCCGGGCTTGACCCGAAAAGATTTGCAGATATTTTAGAAAGCGTTAGGGCAAGATTAAGGGCTAAATTTGGATCAGGCGTTGAAACAAATGAGGACTCTGATATCATGCAATCAATTAATGTAATGGCACTTGAAGTTGAGGAGTGTTGGCAGGGTCTTGGAAAAGTCTATGATATGTTCAGCCCGAACAATGCCGAAGGTATTACGCTTGACAATCTCGGAGCAATCACAGCAACGCCACGAGTTAGAGGTGCTAATTCAACTGTTGAGGTTGAGGCTGAAGGTTCAGAGGGATCAACGATAGATTTAGGATTTCAAAGGGCTGTTGAAACGACTGGTGAAATATTCGCCACAACAGAGGCTTATGTATTGCCTGCAAGTGGAAGTCAACCGCTTGTTATCACAATGACTGCCTTAAACGACGGTCCTGTTTATTGCAAGTCAGGAACATTAAACCAGGGGGCTTTGCCTTCCGGTGTCACATCCATGACAAACCCTGATGATGCTGTTTTAGGAACCTATGACGAGACAGACGAAGAGTATAAAATAGGCAGGAAAACAAGACTTGCTGCTATTGCAAATGCAACCGTACTTGCAATAAAAGCAGCTCTTTTAAATTCTGAACTAATACCAGGCGTTACGGGTGCGATAGTAGAAGAAAACGACACAGGGGAAACAGTTGGTTCACTTCCTCCGCATTGTATTAGGGCATTAATGTCTGGTGGAGACGATCAAGATATTTGGGATGTTTTGGGAACTAAAAAAGGAGCCGGAACTTATACTTTTGGAACGGAAGTTGGTACTTTCACGGACCCGGACGACGGTCAGGAATTCACGATGAGATTTTCAAGGATAGCACAGATTGAAATTTGGGTAGCCGTCGATATCGTTTCAAAAACAGATGATTATCCTGTTACAGGCGATCAAGACATTGAAGATAATATTTTAGCACTGATTTGGGCCGGTGGCGAAGACGTTACTTATCCAAAATTGCAGAACGCTGTTACTGATGTACCTGGGATAACAGATTACACGCTTTATTTTGGACTTTCAGATCCACCGGTTGCAAGTACACCGATCACAATAGACACTGATGAAATTGCAGTTTTTAGTTCATCCAGAATTACGGTTACATCATGACGTTAGCTGAAGAATTTGGGGAAATTGATTTTTTAAATGATGAAGGACGTGGGGTTGATAACCTTCCCGATTTCCTTAGAAATTCTCCAAACTTTGTTGACATCATAGAAGCTTTCATCCCTGAAATTCAGGAACTACACGACGCTCAGAGGGATGTCTTTTTAAATATCAATATCTATGATGCAGAAGGATCACAGCTTGACAATATTTTCGGTGATTTGCTTGATCTCGAAAGACTGCCAGGACAATCAGATGATGATTACCGGTTAGACATCATTGCCCAGGCTTCAAAATTATCAAAATCAGGCGATATTCTAACAATGAAAAGGCTGTACAGAAGTCTTTTAAATGCATCATCTGTGAGACTTTTTGAATATCAACCGGCCACTTTCAAGATGGAAGCCACTGTTGACACAATACCAACAGCAGAGCAATTACTAAAAATCAGAGGAACCCTGAGAACAGCAAAACAAGCAGGAAATGAAATGGCTTTATCTATTAATGATCAGCCGGGTTTTATTTTATCAGACGGTAATCCACAAACCAATAGCCCCAATGGCCTCACAGACGGAACGTTTCAAGGCGGGACTTTATCAATTCAGTTTTAAATTATGGATAAACCAGTTTTCGGAATAGATATTGATGGAAGGACAAATACATACAACGGTGATCCTGTTCTTCCCGTAGCAAAAAGGCGCAGTGGAGCGGGTGCCGAAGAAATAGGAAAATGGGACTGGAATCAGCTGTTTTTTGAAACACATCGTGATCACATGCTCGGAACATCCGCTCAGTTGACAGCAAACGATTGTACGATAGCGTGGGATGGAACAAAGTTTGTTGACAAGAATTCAGCTGAAGTCACAATTGAAGACGGTCAAAGAATAGAAGTTGTAGGAACTTCCCTATCTGCCGATATAGAATTCACAGCAAGCAGGCTTCATATTTTCATGAAAGGCGGTTCTGAATTCAATTTGAACGGCTACAAAATCATCATTTCCGGGGACAAATGCAGGTGTGAGATTGACACGGACGAGGACTATGACAACGGGCTAGAAGACGAAACCGTAGAAGATCAGAGAGTTATAAAAAATAGGGGCTTTAAAAATCGTATCTGGTTAAACAACCGGCTTATCTTTTCCGGGGATGTTCCAACCTTCTTTTTTACCCCAATTGAGCAGAAAGACCCTTATATTCTGTATGAAAACGGTGATTGGAACAATGGAATCCCGGATTCTGGATCAAACGATGGTGAGAACTGCTTTTGTGACATGTGGAAATATCTAGGAGGTGACCAAACCTTACAAATAGGCCCTTGCTGGAACCCTCTATCAGCTACGTCACAGTGGAAATATATCACAACGGCTGCAGACGGTGGGCGTTTTATCAGACCTGTCTCACTGGGCGATGGAACAGTTGACCCTGACCCGCACACAAGGACTCACCCCAGCACTTTAGGGGCTGCTACAACAATATCAACTTATGCTTCTTCTGCAAGTGCTGAAATCTCTGGAATATCAGATGCTGACATTAAAAAAGTTAAGGTTGGGTGTAGGGTATATGATGCGGATGAAAACATACCCCAATACGGAGATGGTACGCCAAAAACAACCGTCATTTCAAAAATAGTTCACAACGGGACAGACGACAATAGTATTTTCCTGATTGATTCTGAAAGTCGAGATCCTGTTTCTGTCAGTGCAAGCGGCGATCTTACAATTGATTGGGGAGGAAATACCGGTATTAGTTACGCAGACGATGCAGCGCAAAGAATAACAGGTGATGCAAAACCTCATGGAAGTAGCGACATCGGTATGTTATACAGCACTAGCGGTATTGCTACAGGAGTATTCTTTGAAAATGTAACAACCTCATCCGTACTCACTGGAGCTGGTGAAGCAGGGAAAACATTAGGCTTTGACAGCTCACTCTCAACAAGCCCAAACGCAGCAAAAACAAACGATGTTCAAACAATGCCAATCAGCGTTAACAGGTTCTCAGCATGGAAACAATGAAAATATATTCAGGACAATACAAGGGGTTTGACACAGCAGAACAAATTCAGTCAGTAATAGATCAATACAAAGATTTGATCGATCAGCATGCAAACAGAATCAATGGGGCTGCTCTTAAAGCATCAAAAATGACAATCCAGCATCCTTGGCTGGAACAGGCAATCAGGGAAGGATTTGAATTTGACGAACGGACAAAGGAACAAATAGATTCCGAAGCAATTGAAGAGCAAAAATTAAAAATAGAGGCTGAGTATAATCAAAAACTGGTTGCCGCAAAAACAGACTCGGCATTGAAAGACAAGATCATATCTGATTTTTTAACCGAAAATAATTTCCCTGAATGGAAACTTCCATTCATGCGGGAAAGGCTTTATTTGAATGAAATAACACCAGAAGAGCACGAACAGTTTATCACAGACAGGGGTGCAAAAAGACAGGAAATAATTGACAGAATATCAAACGCTACCCTATGATAAAAATAAATCCAAACATGGGGGAATTATGAAAAAACTATTGGTCATGGCAATAATGGCCTTTTTGTTTCTGTCTTCTTGCGCTGATTTAGAAGAAGGAAATGAAAATCAACCAACTGTTAAAAATCCGATCACGAGAATTGAATTGAGCGGGAAAAATAATCTAGTTTTCAAATAGAGGGGACAATTATGAAAAAGTTATTTATTTTTTTAGTGGCATTTATGCTTTCAATCCCTGCTTATTCTCAGGGATTATTCACTCTTACTGGTTGGGAGCTTGCAGAAATTCCTATCACTGGCGGTGAAGGGAAAACAGCAGTTGCAGGATATCGAATTCAATATTCATCTGATTTTGTTGCAGCTGTTGAATTCATTGATGCAAGCGGAGACACTACAACCGTTTTCGTTCGACCTGATGATTCAGCAGTTGAATTGCCTTTGAGGGCTTATCCTTCGTCTTCAATGATTGATTCCCCTTATTTCAGGCAGATAGGGTCAACAATTTATTATCGTAACCAATCGAATGAAGTAAGGGCATTGGTTATCAACCCGAATGACTCATACACAGATGACTTTTTTACCGACGCTAATCAATTCGTCATCAATCAAAATGGTGAAATGGTCATCATTTACGGCGATTCGGTTAATTACCGGGAGACAGATGGAACATTGCACTCACTTAATGAAACCTATAGTTTTAACTATCCTGATTGTTCTTCTGCACAATTTATCAATGCCCAGGCAAATGTTAGAAAATTTGTTTTTGAATGGGAAAACGGTTTTATGATTGGAACCCCGGAGTCATCATCTGGAGATTTCCAAAAATGGTTCATGAAAGATGGCAGTATCTATGGAATCCCAGCTAAATTAGATGCATATACTGCGTGGTATTGTACTGCTTCCGGACCAGCTTCTGATATTTATTTAAACGAACAAAGCGGTCCGTCAAGTTGTTATAGCAGAAACCTATTATCAGACGGAGTTCTCATCTGTAATTATAGTGTGTATTCGACAGGGGACGAATCATCGGATGCGGAAAAATTCAATTATCCTGTTACAATGAATGCAAATGATTTTAGATTGGTGACATCTGATTCTAAACTATATGTGTCAAGCACACGTTCCAATGGTACTCCGAAGGGTTTATATAGAATGGAATTGATGGGATCTACTGCAACACAAATAAATTCAGGAAACAATATTACACAATTGGCCGCTTACACCGATTCAACTAGCGATGTGGTAATTTTTTGTGGAACCAGATATTCCGACAGTACCCCGGTCATAGTACAAATAGACAATGCTGACACAACACCGGATACGACAGAAGTAGAATCAGAATGCAATTCTCTTACCCCCCTCCATTAGTCCCCCATCAAAGGCAGGTTTAGCCGCCTGCCTCCCCAAAATTTGCAATTCTTGACCAAAATTAGCACAATAAAATAAACACTAACGGAGATACTACATGAAAAAGATTATTTTAATTGTTGCAGTTATTTTCTTATCCTTCCCAGCCTACGGACAAGGTCTTTCAAACGCTTACAAAACGGTTAAAGAAAAAGTCGTTGAAAAAGTTGATCCGCAAGCATGCCCGGTTTATGACGATACTCCAATTGGAGAAATTATCCGTCAACCCTGGGAAATTGAAGTCGGGATAAATCTTTTAACATCGCCTTCAAACGGCTCAGCTCAATTCAGAACAGATAATTTTTCTTTTGAAGTCATTCACAATATGTCCAGTGCCTTCGGGGCTTATTTGAGGTATGATGTCCTGAAATATGAAAAACACAAATTCGAAGGTTCTGTATATAGCGAAAAATGGGACAATTATGGAATATTTGGTGGATTCCATCTCTATCTTTCGCCAACAATAAGGTTATTTGGTGGAGCTGGAAAGATATATGCCAAGGATGCAGATGGAAATGAGCCTGATATAAAAACATCCATAGAATATGGTGCAAAATACGATATTCCGTTGAAAGGCTATAAATTTGTAACTGCTTTCAAAGTTGTTGACGGACAAATAAACAAGGAATCTCCAAAATTAAGCGAGATCACTGGTGATCAATCCTATTGGGCTATTTCAACTACTCTTTCAATCCCATTCGGATATAGTAAATAATGAAAAAATTACTTTTAGTGCTCGTTCTGCTTCTTTATTCCGTGCCTGGATTTGCTAGCTGGTTCGATTCGGAAGAGCCAAAAGAACCCGAAAAAGAGACAGTTTGCTTTTATTCTATCCAGGTATCAGGAGAGAAAGAAACAGCGGTTTTTTACGTGTTTCAAGGCGGTTGTGATGGTTTTTTTCAAGTCGGGATCATAGAGCAATCAAAAATAATTACATTGGATAAATCCCTTGAAGAACTATCAAATACAACCTATTCGAACATAGAAACCAGAAATTCAGACATTGATCAGAAATGGCCCGCCCTACAAAAAATTAAATTCTTCATAAAATAGCCCGCCTCAAATCCCCACACAATAAGCCAGGTTTTAAAATCTGGCTCCTGCTTGACATTCACAAAATATCTGTTATTATTTTACCATTCAGTGCACAATAATTTTTACTAAATACTAATGGTAAGGCATTAATGGAATTTTTAACAAAAGAACTCACCGATTTTATCCAATCAAAAGAAGGGAAAAGGATTTTCAAATTAATTACAAAAAACATGTCAAAGCAGAATAGGAGACACCTTAAGCTTAGACTGCTTGATCCTCCAAAAACTTTTCTTGATCTGATCAAATGGAAATCAGAAATAGAAAAAGCTCATGCAATGTTTTTAGAGGGTAAAAAGTCTAATAAAAACAATTAAGAGTAAAATAATTGATAAAAGGTAAAATAATTACTTGACTTTGTGTTTTATAGGGGTATAATTAGACATAACAGATTAGCAATTAACCCGAACCGGAGAGAGAAAATGAAAGTTACTCAAAGATTATTAGACGGACTTGAAAAAGCAAAAAACGCTGGATTTGACACAATCACAGTAACAAAAGGCGGGAATTTCGGAAATGTAGCGTTTTTATCCGAAGACATTGAAAGAGCCACCAAACTTTGGAAAGTTGGCGAACGTCGGCTTACTGGTCACAGAGGAACATGGGCTTCTAAAGATTGGCCTTACAATGCACCCGGAAACATCCCGTACCAAAGAGTTTTAAGATTCGCAGATTTTGATTAACCAACCAGCCGGAGCAATCCGGCTTAACCAGGAGTAGAAAATGCAATCAATACCAGATAAAACAGAGAACGGTTTCTCAAGGAACAGTGTCCTGAACGATTTTAGATTAGCAAAAGATCAGGCTGTATATGACGGCAAATCTGCTGAAAAACTTATTGCAGATGAATGCACCGAATCTGAATATCAAGAAACCCTTGACGATCTTAATAACAGTAAATGCAGGACAGAGCAGCCAGTTATACCCGGATATTTTAACAGTTAACTCTCCGGCACACTCGCGGCGTTCACGGGTATGTGAACCTAACACGTAAAATAAGGAAGCCCCATAAGTAGCGCCGCCGGTGTGTTAATTAATAAAAAAGGAAACCATGAATATAGTATGTTGGTGGTCTGGTGGAATCACAAGTGCAGTTGCTTGCAAATTGGCAATTGGTGAACATGGTGCCAAAAATACATCTGTTATCATGCTGGACACCAGAAACGAACACTCAGACACATACAGGTTTTTGAAAGACTGTGAAATTTGGTATGGGCAAAAAATAGAAATACTACGGTCAGAAGATTATAAATGCATCCAGGAAACATGGTATAAGCACAAAAGCTTAAATACGGCAAATGGAGCTATATGCAGCTATATGCTAAAAAGAAGAGTTAGGGAAAAATGGGAAAAGTCTAATACCTTTGATCATCAAGTATTCGGATTTGAATTTGCTAAAAAGGAAATGAATCGGGCAAGGTCATTAAATCAAAATCATGCACACACAAAACCGATTTTTCCTCTAATAGATGCAAGGTTATCAAAGCAAGATTGTCTAAAAATTGTCAAAGGCGCGGGAATAAAGATTCCAGAACCTTACAATCTTGGATTCAATAATAATAACTGCTTAAGAACTGGATGCGTCCAGGGAGGTATAGGCTATTGGAAAAAGATCCAGTCCGAAATGCCTGAAAAATTTCATAAAATGGCAGCAGTTGAACATGATTTGACTGACATGAAAGGCCAACCAGTAACGATGCTAAAAGATCAAAGCAAACAAGCAAAGCAAAGCGGAATAGATCTCGTATTTCTAAAAAAGCATCCAGGATACCCAAAGCACAAATGTATTGATGATATGAAAGGAAGAAAAGTTGAGCCACTAGAGGAGTGCAACGGATTTTGTGGAATAAATTATTGCAGTTAATAATTAACTCTCCTGGCACACTCGCGGCGCGAAGCGTAAGCAAACTATGTTGGCGCGTCCGTTAATACGGCAAAGCGTCGCCAGTGTGTTTATCATAAGGAAATCAATGGAAAGAAGACAATCTAAGCATCGCGTCATCATAGCAGGAAAAGAACTAGAAACCATACAGACAGAATATCTATGTGGTTACTGCAAGAAGTGGTCTGACTGTATTTTATGGGATTTGTCTATAGCTGATGGAATAGTGACTTATACCTGCCCTAAATGCAAAACAGAATCAAAGGAGTGATTAAAATGGCATCAATAAAACTTAGTTCAATAGCAGTGATTCAGGCTTGTAATTTGGCAATCATGGATCTTGAAGCAAAAGTTGAAGAAATTGAAGATAGCAACAGGGGAAAGAGAGATAGTGTTTTTTATACAGCTTATTTAAGCAATACAGCTTGGCATCATAATCAGATCAGTAAAATAAACAAGATCAAATCCCTTGCCGAATACCGTCCAGGTGAAATCCAAATCGATCAACATGATTATGAATTGATCGGTTTGGATTTAGCCTTTGGTAGACAGGCAAAGATTTTTTCTGAGTATTTTGAATCAACATATCTATTCGTCAAGCAGTTGAAGGAAAAGTTACCGGAAGGTGTTTCAATCCATATCAGTTATAATGGGAAGTTAATGGGAATTGACCTGGATAAAAACGGTTTTGTTGTAACATGCGGAATCAGCGGAAGCATATTTTCAGACCCCAAAAAGGTAAAAGATGTTATTGAAAATCTGATAATTAATGCAAAGGAAAGATGGAGTTTCCAGGATTCAAAGGAGAACGATAGTGGAAAAATGTAATCACAGCCCCGATGCAAGAAACATCTGTATTCACTGCAAAGAGCCAATATCCTATTTAGATTTTGGTGGTCCTGGTTCCGGTGGTGTTTGGATAACAGACGAAGAATGGAACCAATCAGAAGAGGAAAGAAAATCAAAACCGGTCCCGAACGTATGGATATCAAAGACCGGTAAAGAAATAATCGATGATTTTAGGAGAGTGCTAAATTCAAGGGAATAACTATTCATCACACATCAACCAATCAAGAGAGCACTTAAATCGTTTCTTGATGTACAAAAGCTGATCAAAAGTTGGTCGTGCATTGCTGTTGATGATCCTGGAAAAGTTAGAATCGGTCATGTTCATTTCTTTTGCTAATTTTCTCTGATTGACCTTATGCTCTTTCATTAGTGACCGTAGGTTATCACAGAATACTTTAGTTTGAATCAATTTTTTAGTTGCCATTATTTTATTCCGGTGGTAAAGTTGTGAAAAATCACTTAATTTTAAATCAAAATTGCTTGTTATCTAACTATGGTTAGATCATATCCGGTCTTTAAGTTTTAATCAAATATGCATTGCCATTGTGGAAGTATTCAGGACTCGAAAGGGCAGATAGTAGAATTAGTAAGCAATGGCAGTGCATTTAACAATGTGGGGAGATAGCGTTTGACGCATGGCTGACTTATGAAGTCGTAAGGGAATCAAGACGCTCTTGACATCCATCTTGAAGAAGTACCGGTTCAACTCCGGTTCTCCCCAGCCCAAAAAGAACATGAGAATTTTACTACCAATTATATTAAAACCAATTAAAGCTTTGGTATATCCAGTTTATTTCGTGTTCATACTGGCATTGGTTTTTGTTATTCTAACAGCTGCAAGAATTGTGATTAGGGATTTATAAGGGAAACTATGAAACACGAATGGAAACTAAGATTCATCCTCGAATCAACAAAATGTAATTCAACATGGTGCTACTGGTCTTATTGCAGGGTTTTGGAAGCACAGTTATTAATAAAGTCACAATGATAAATTTAAAATTATTCAAGGGGTTTTCGCTACAGATGGGTGATAATTCTCCTGAATCAAAGAAGATTCATTTTTATTGCTTAATGAATGATATAGACATAAAGCGCTTTGTTATCAGTGATGAAATTCCAAAAGATTATGTTCCAAGCGGTTCTGTAGAATTTTGCGAGAAAATAATTGGTTATCCTAAAAAACCTGATTATTACCCCGAATGGTTATCAGAATATCTATTTAGAAAAGTTTGGAAATCTAATGAATGGATAGTTGGAGAAAAGTATTTTGTTAAGCCATTAGACAGGCATAAAAGATTTACTGGATTTATAACAAAAGGAACTTACAGCAAGAAAAAGAGGCCTCCGTTTTGGTACTCAGAAATAATAAGCTTTGTGGACGAATGGAGATATTATATTTCAAATGGGTATAATCTAGGGGGGTGGTGGTATCAGGGACAAAATGAAGATATGGAAGCCCCGGAGTTAAATTGCTATATTCCTGAAAATTTTTGCGGAACGCTTGATTTTGGAATTACTTCGAACGGTGATTTTGCACTGGTTGAAGCACATCCACCATATGCATGCGGTTGGTATGGATCTCAAAACGAAATAGAAATTTATTTGAAATGGATAATTAATGGTTGGGAATCCATAACCAAAAATATAAAAGTTTAAGCATAGGCCAGGACAAACAAAAGGAATATTATGCCATTATCTTGTAGTTGTGACTTTGATTATGAATTCGAGGAGGGTGAATGGTATTACGATATCTGTGACCCCGATTTTGAGAAGCTCAATTTTAAAAGGTCAAAGCGCTGTTGTAGTTGCGGTGAATTGATAAAACCAGGTGATTTATCTCTTGCTCATATCCGTGCTAGATACCCATACGACGAACTTGAATCAAGAAAAAAATTAAGCATGGATCTTGAAGACGCAATGAATCAAGAAGCACTAATACCAATGGTCCCACATTATCAATGCGAAAAATGCGGAGAGATCTGGTTAAATCTTCAATCTGTTGGGTTCGAATGTCTTTCACCTTCTGAAGACATGAAAAAGGCTCTGTCTGAATTCGTAAAAACATACGAACCAAAACCGCTTGTTTGAAAAGCATATTTTAATCTCTGTAAACTAGGCTGATATAAATGCCAGTTTAACAACTCTGAAGGGGGAAATCATGAAATCATGCGGAGGTTGCACACATTTTATAAGATTTAAGCCAAGTGGTGGCGGTCTTTGTGGCGTTAAGGACACACTTGTCAAATCAGATCATGGTAAGCAATGCCGGTGCTGGAAGGGAAAGAAATACGACCGGAATATTCAGAAGAGAATCGCTTTTCAGATGATCACTGAAGCCATGAGTCAACGTTATTCGATGGGGCTGTCATGACTGAACTAGACGATAAAATCATAAGAGCAGGCAGAAAGATTGAATCTCTCGAAAGACAGTTAAGACAGACAAATCCAAATACACCGATAGGCCGCAATCTTTCCAGGCGTATCGATGGAATGAAAAACTTGAGGGATTTGTATCGTGGTATGCAGCAACCGCAAACAGAGGAGGGGAAATGTCTGATAGCATGAGATATTTTACAGGCAGGTTTGATTGTATAGATATACCATTTTGGGTAAGCCCTGAAAAATCATTTGTTGGTGCTCGTTCCATAGTATCAGGAATTGGTATTGACTGGCCCCGGCAATACACCAAGATAAAATCAAACTTTAACCATTGCCTTATGTCAACGACCGATTCCGAAGGACGGAAAACACAGATACTTGCATTAAACTCAATCAGCGTAAAAGATTATTTAACTTCGATCAGTCCAGCCAGAGTAAAACCAGAAATCAGAAACAAAATTAAGATGTATCGGGAAAGGCTCCCGGAATTTATTGAAGATCAAACCAGGGAAATCGATAAAGATCTATTTTCAGTATATACCAAAGACCAATCAGGTTTTTTAAAGCTGGTGAATGATATTCTCATTTCAAAGCCGTCAAAGGCAGTTACCAAACTAAGTAAAATACTATTCGCGATCTCTTCTCCTGAAAGCTTCGATGGTGATCGATACGACGTAATTGATATATTGTTGGACTTGGTTGAAGACATGGCGGACAGCTCGATTCAGAATCAAATCAAAAAGTTAATTTCAATTGCGTGAATGTTGATCAAAAATCAATTTTATGGTTGACTTATTATCAAAATGTAGTAACAATAAGCACACAAACAAGGCAAAGCATGAAAGAAGAAATCATCCGAATTAGAACTACATCAATTTTTAAAGACCGTATCCGCAAGGCAGCAGATGAGGAGAATAAGACAATGACGGCTTATCTTGTTGATGCAGCTCTTGAGAAGATGGGGAGAACAAAAAAACAACCAAACAGGAAACAAAATGGCGCGAGAAAAAGTAATTTGCTCATTTAAATATAAAAAACCGTACAAAAAAACAAGTGAAATGCTGCTAAATAATTGGATTGCAGGTTGTTATGAGGTAGCAATATCAGAAGAGGGAATTATTAAAAGAAACGGTGAAGAATTTAGTTACAAAACATTCCGTGTTTTAAATAAAATGAATGGTGAGTAACAGTAATAAACAACCAGAAGGGGAAAATGAACACTGAAAAACTTGAACGTGGAAATAAGCTTTCGAAAAGAATTGAGGAAATCTCTGATAGATTAGAAAGAATAAAATCGACGGGGACAAAACCTGATGCAGAAATAAGACTTACTTTTAATGGGAAGGATGGATACATCAATTCAGAAGCAATGTCAGAGCCATCATTAATGGCAATAAAAGCCATTATGGTAGCAGAACATGAAAGCTATCTTGCCCAGTTGGAAAAGGAGTTTGAAGAACTGTGAAACTAACCATTTTCACCGGCTTTGCCTCTGGTCAAAGATTTTTCGATGAGTTCCTGAATGACGAAGGATTCACAGAATCAGAATATTCAGACTGTACCCGGCATGATTTCGAAATGAACAAGGCCATGCTTGACACCAGGATTTCAGACCTTTTATATGACGAACAATCGTTTCAAGCGTGTCTTAAGGGCATTTCTCAGTCTGATATAAACAGGTTTATTCATTCTGCCTATCGAAACAATATCGAGCGGGAATTGATATCTGATCACATCCAGGAAAAAGCAAAGAGAATGGTGATTGATTTGTGGGTCCAGGATTGTATTGTTGAAGTTAAACGAATTTACAGGGAAAACTAATGGAAAAAGAAAAGTATTGGAAAGTTATGCATAGCGCAGACACTACAGAAACCGGATGTTTTATGCACCGATCATATTTTAAGACGATTTGGAAAGGATTTCCCGCCCAGCAGTATCATGAAAAAGAAATTGTTGAGGATTATTGTAGGTCAAGATTCGGTGATAAGGTTGCTTACGTTCAGGGTGTGGCCCCGTGTAAGAATTGGGATGTTCGTGAGTCTGATCAAGAAGAATTCAACAATCCTAAACCGATTGTTTGGGGGGGATGGAAAACAGAAACGTTGATCATCATTATGGAGATTGGAGATCACGGAAAGACAAAAGTGATCAGCGAGGAAAAAACAACGAGGGAATAACATGAAAGAAATCCCGAAAGACTTAATTAAACTGCTTATCCTGCTTGTATTAGTTGGATTGAGCATAATACAAATGAAAATTCAGAAGAAGGGAATCGATGACAGAAGAAAAGAAAGACTTGGTTGAATATAACGCACCAAGCCCAGTTGAGACTATCAAAAGTCTGATGAGTTCAGGGGTTAATATTAAAGATGTCAGAGATTTTCTTGCTCTTCAAAGGGAGTGGGAAAAAGGAGAGGCAGAGAAAGCTTTCAACGTCGCCATGTCAGAGTTTAAAAAGAACGTTCCGACAATTCTAAAAACAGAGCATGTTGAATATCTAAACTCAAAGAATCAAACCGTTGAGTATTATCATGCAGACCTGGGGGTTATTGTAGCAACGCTGATTCCAGCATTAGCAGAATTTGGATTCAACCATTCGTGGGAATATGCTCAAGATCAATCTGGAATGAAAGTAACCTGTATCATTACACACAGGCTTGGGCATTCTAAGTCTAACAGTTTAGCTTCACCACCGGATTCTTCAGGAGGGAAAAACCCTATTCAGGCTATCGGCTCAACCACCACATATTTGGAAAGATACACCTTTATGGGATCACTAGGACTTGCTGCGAAAGGAATGGATGACGACGGCAAAGGGGCGAATAATACCAAACCAGAAGCCAAAAAAACTGTCACCCCACAAGACAAACGCCTTTGGAACGGTGCAATAAACGCCTATCAGCGAGACGGAAATTTCAAGAAAGTCCTGGAAAGTGCAGAGCTCAGCAAAGAAAACCAGGGAATCATTATTTACACCTGCGCAAAATCCATATACATGAGCGATGGAAATTTTGATGCGATTGCAAAGCATGAAGGTCTGACCGACGAAATAAAAACTAGGATCATGGAGGAATGCAGATGAGCTATCCCTTAACATTCCATGATGTAAAACAGAATACACCTGAATGGTTTCAATTAAGGGCTGGCTTGATCACAATGTCAGAGCTTCATAAAATTATGGCTTCAGCGCGCGAATTCCTAGTCGTTCAGCTTTCATCATCTGAATTTGGGGTTCTGAATGTTGCAAATAAAAAGGTGTACAAAAAAACGTACAAGACAAAAGAGGATGCTGAAAAGTTTTCTGATGAACAGACAAGCAAGTATGATTCAAAGGAATTCGGGTCACAGGCCAAACAATACGCGATAGAACTGGCAAACGAACAAATTTCAGGAAAGCCAACAAAAAGCCATCTCAACAATCCTCATCTTCTCAGGGGTCACGAGGAAGAACCGCTTGCCCGCGCCAGGTACGAAAGAGAAAATTTTGTTGATGTGATAGCAGATGGTTTTTATTGCAATGATTTTATTGGCTGGTCACCGGACGGTAGACTTAATAATGGAATTAACGGGGCAATTGAAATCTTGTCATGCATCTCTTCAGTGCATTATGAAAACGTTGAAAGAAAGTCCTACTTCCCCCCTAAAAAGTGGCAACTGATCGGGGCCATGAAGTATGCAAAGCTGGATTGGATAGACTTTGTTAGCTATTGTGACGACTACCCGGAAGACTTTCAGCTTTACACGTACCGTATGAAGTACGATGACTATCTTCTTGAATATGACATGATCGAAACAAGGGTTTCTGAGTTTAGATCATTCGTTGAAGAGAAAAAAGAGTCAATCTTAAACAGTGAGTATTTTCACCAATAGGAAAAAATGGAATTCATAAAGCTTTCAAAAGAATTTTTACCAAAACCTAATACATTGGTTTGGTGTAAAAGAAAAAGAGGTGGTATTTACCTTGCAATGAGAGTAGACGCCCCAATTTCTGAAAATCCAGACTCATCAAGGTATTGCCATTGGCATGGAACGGTTCAATATTCTGGACAATACTCCGCAAATACAGACGGTGTTTATTTTGACAGAAATTTTTCAGATGTGACCGTTGAATCATTTTGTTATGTTGAAACCCCGGATTCACAATGAAATCTAAAACCTTCATCCTCAGAGACGAAAAGGTCATTGCTCACCTGATAGCATTCATCAACGCACAACCGAAAGAACCGATCATTGAAGTTGTTGTCAGGGAGCATAAAAAGAAAAGGTCATTGCTTCAAAATTCGCTCTACTGGCTTTGGGTGACTATTATTTCAAATGACCTAGGGATGACGAAAGAAGATGAACATTTTGATTTAAGAAAAAGGATGCTTGCTCCTATTTATGAAAGGGACGATTTGCAATATTCTGAGGCTTTGAAAGCTTTGAGAGATCTATATAGCAGGGGATTCAAAAAAGAGGCAAACAATCTTTTCGACCAAATAACCTCCACAACCACGGCAAACGTTAAACAATTCGCTGAGTATTTAACTGAGATCGAACGTGATATGATGGGAAAAGGAATAGTTCTCCCTCATCCTGAAGACCTCTATTATGATTCACTAATGATAAAAAGGAACTCATGATCAAAAAACAGGATATTCTCAACTTCCTTAACCGCACAGAAAGAGATTTCTTCGAAGAGGACGACCTCGTTTTTGTGAGAGAAGGCAAAGGGGAAGAATTCGGGACAGCTTTAAAATTCGATGGCAGGGGACATTTAGCCGATATGTATTCATTTGATTTAAGATGATTGGCTGCACCTGCGGAGCCGAACCTTTTGAACCGTGTAATTGTTTTATGGAGAAAAACAAGATGAGAAAGTGCAAATTTAATTTCCCGGAATATAAACGGGTATATGAAGAAAAAAAAACGGCGGGAGTAGTTAGAAAGTTCTATTCCCACACAGAAACAATAGACCATTGGCAGGAAGGAACTTTTCACCAATGGGGAATGGACTATGAAGAATTTGAAACCGGACCAGGAAACTATTCAATCGGTATTGTCGAAACCAGTGATGGTAAAATTCATACTCCCGTTCCATCAAACATTCAATTTTTGGAGTAACAGAGATATGTTAAGATTCATTTGCAAATCTGTTTTTACATGTCCCGGAGGATCGAAAACAGGAGAAGATTATTCAACTTTTACCGATCAGACAAAATTGGAAGAATGGTTGAGGGACACTCATTCTTACCAGGACAAATCATTGGTTGGATGTGAATTGATTGATGAAGAAAAAGACCAATGAAATTAGAAAAACCAGGTCCGCCAAAGAAGAGGTCTAAAATAAAAAGAACAGTCCGTCTACATTCAACAAAAGCAGGAACCCGTTGTGTAAGGTGCGGAGCTGAAGACGGCACCATCGTTCCCGCTCATTATTCCGGGTTCAGGAAACATGCCTATGGTTCTGGAACTGGATTGAAAGTAGATGACCGGTTAACCGCTGATCTTTGCCGGAAATGCCATGAATATATGGATGGAGTAAGGATAGATGATATTCAGCATTCAGAAGAGTTTTTGCACTTAATTATTTTAACCATGCTTTCAAGAGAACAATGACCTACGAAATGAAGGGAACAATCAAGCGGATATCCTCCGAAAAAGTGCTATCAGATAAATTCACTATAAAAGAATTCATCTTGCACATTCCCGGACAGTACCCGCAAGATATAAAATTCCAACTTGCTAACAAAAGGATGTCCATTGTCGATAAATCTATGATTGGCAAGGAAGCAACCGTTCATTTCAACATCAATGGACGGGCAACCAAAACAGGATATTGGAATACTCTATCCTGTTGGAAAATCGAACTCAGCCAGGGAAGTAAATACCCTGAATATGATAAACAACCCGTCAATCCAAATGATATTTTGGATGGAGACGAACCTTTTTAGAGGACTAATGGAAACAGAAGAGAAGGGACTTATCATTCCTGAAAAAATAAACGCCTTGGAAATCTATTCGGAACCTGGAAAGGTGGATCCGATTCTTGAGGAAATCACCAGGAAGGCTAAAGATTTTGTACCCGACACGTCCACAGCAAAAGGTAGAGCAGAGATCAAGTCAATGGCATATAAAGTAACTCAGTCAAAGACCTATCTTGATGACCTTGGCAAGCAGCTTGTAGCGGACTGGAAAGAAAAGGCAAAGGCTGTTGATGTATCAAGGAAAAAGATTCGCGATACATTGGACGACCTGAAAAACGAAGTTAGAAAACCGCTAACTGACTGGGAAGCCGAACAGGAACGAATCAAAGAGGAAGCCAGGCTTGCCGAAGTTGCAAGGTTGGAAGAGGAAGCCAAAAAAGCTCAGTATGAAAAGGACGAGACAGAAGCTTATGAACAGAATGATTTCTTCAACCGACGACGCGAACTTGAACGCAAAGAAAAAGAACTCGAAGCTCAGAGAGAAGAGCAGCGCCGGAAAGACGAAGAATCAAGACGAGAACGTGAACGGTTAGCCCGTGAAGAACAGATCAGAAAGGATGAAGCCGCTAGGCTGGAAAAAGAAAAACAGGAAGCATTGACAGCCGCTGCAAAATCAAGACAACAGATGTTAAAAGAATTCGGTCTTGAAATGGAACTAGACGTTCTTCGCGCAATGCCTGAACAAGTCTGGAATGAATTTTACTCTGCCAAATCAAAGGAATATCAGGCTGAAAAAGCAGAAAAAGAACGATTGGAAGCCATCCGTGAGAAGGGGGAACGCCTGAATAAAACAGCAACCGCCCGCCAGGAAATGCTGAAAGAAATAGGAGTTGATCTAGACTTTCAATCATGCCGAACGATGGACGATGAAACATGGGTTTCCTTTTATGGTAACAAAAATAAAGAATACCAGGACGCACAGCATAAAATCTGGATTGAAAAGATGAAGGCCGAGAGGGAAGTTGAAAGGCTCGAAAACGAGCGCAAAGAGAAAGAACGTCTTGAAGCCGAACGTCTGGCAGAAGAAAAGAGAATTTCAAACACCAGGCACCAAAACAAGATCAAAAAAGAGGCTTCCGCTTCAATGCTTTCTGTTCTTCAAGAAACTTTCCAAACCGATTTCCCGCTTGATGAAGTATCAGACCTGATTGTTGATGCAATAGCATCTGGGAAAATCACCCATTTATCAATCAAATTCTAACCAGTGCGGGAGTGATCCCGCTTAAACTATGAAATTAAAACCATGTCCGCATTGTGGAGGAAAAGCGGGAATGTCGATCGATAAAAAAATATTCTTTGGTCAAAATTACCCGGACTATCCAAACCAGAATCACGGATACAGAATCGAATGTTTGGGAAAATGTCATTCAATGACTTGTTGGTGGCATACTAAACAACAAGCCTACGATTCATGGAACATGAGGGTAAAATCATGAAAGCAAAAAACGATTTCGGAAATAGAACATGGTCACCAGGGAAACCAAAAAAGTTCAACCCAGATAGAAATTTCATCAATTCAGCAGTCGATGAATTCCTTAAAAACGGTGGGAAAGTAACCAAAATTGAGCTTGATTACATTTTTGAAAGGAATGATTACCAGGCTGTTCATGAATTCTTGATGGGGGATTGATGGAGTTTTACCGCTACACGGACAGTCATGATGGTTTTGGTACTCATGTTAATTTATCTGTCTACGTACTGCTCAGAGAAACACCCAGGGGATATTGGATTGTTCCAAAATATTGCGCTTATGAGAGATTTAAAAAGTTCATCCTTAAACGCTCTAAAAAGCGATTCGCATACCCAACAAAAGAAGAGGCTTTTGAAAGCTTCAAACTCAGGAAAGAAAGGCAAATTTGGTGGGCTAATCTTAATATTGAAAAGGCAACCGCTGCTCTTGAAAGAGCTGAATATATGGAAAGAAATGAAACTCTGTAAAAACTGCCTTAAACAATTCGAATATCTAACCTACGACGGTTTTTGCGAAACCTGCGTTCAAATTCTCAGTAACAGACAGCTGGCATTTGAGCAGAAAAAGAGGGTTGAAGAGCTTGAACTTCAAATAGCTCAATATGATTACAATTCAGATTCATACGATTCAATTATAAATATATTAGAGCTAAGGATTAAAAAGATGGAATCGGCAATGAAAGAGTTTGTTGATCAAGTTTCCATGAAATATGGTGGCGATGATTTTATTATTTTACATGCTAACAAATTCAAACAACTACTAGAAAAGGAAATCGATGAGTAAAAAATACAGATTGCTCAATGATTTAGAATTATTAATGGAAGGCGACGAGTATCTTGATAACGATGGTCAAACATGGGTAAAAGTTCCACTTGGTGAAAGTGTTTTTCAAAAAGCGTTGATGTCTCCTGTCAGAAGAGAAATCAAAGAGCCGGTTGTTTTGAGTGCTGATGAATTGTGCGAAACCGTTTGCGATGAGGTAGATTATAATCGGTCAACGTGGAGGACAATTGTTGAGTGCGCGGAAAAGGCAGACAAAAACGGCCAGCTCAGAGAATACTGCAGACCTGAACAGGTTGAGTTGAGGGAGGCAATAACAGAATTTTTAGCTCATTACGATGAGAGGCACACATTTGACGGCAGAGCATTAAATATATTTAATAAACTCAGAAAACTAAAACCTCCACATGAACGGCAACTATGAGTGAAAAAAAATGCGTTCCAGGCTGTAAGAAGTACTCAGGTGGAGAAATCCGACACCATCCATCATGCCCGTATTACAGAGAAAGTCTATCAAAAAAATATGATGATCTAGTCATAAAACTAGAAGCGATCAGAAACGAACTACCTCACAATATAAGTTCTTTTTTATTTGAGGTAGATGCCAGCGAAACATACAAAAAGATCAGGAGTATAATCGATGAGTGAAATAAACATAGCAGGCGCAATAGATGAGCTAATGATTTTTGATGACCCTGAGTATTGCGGAGACTCAAAAACAGGTGAGCAGTGTCCTAGATTAAACACACCGATAGACGGAGAATGGTGCTCGTTATTTTCTAGCGAATTATTTTTTGATTCTCTGACGCTTTTTCCCCAAAAATGCCCACAGTGCAAAGAAGCATGGAAGAAAGCAAAACAGCAACAGAAAAACACCTGACTCCATTTTAAAGAATGAGGTTGACATGTTTTTCTTTGTCTAATATTATTATTAAAAATATTATTAACCTTTAACCGGTAAAGAGATGAAAGAGTTGTTGCGTAAAAAACTTGAAAGGCCAGATATCGATCGATCATTTTTTTGGCTTTGGGAAAATTGGATCAGGCCTAAAGTAGATGTAACTTACCAGCATTTTATGCTTATGCTCAATGGCGGCTCTCCTTTAAGAAAAGATGTTGAGGAAGCTGCGCAATATTTTATTGATATGGAAGGATAATGATCTATGGGAATTGGGTTGCCATCGATAAAAAGATGGTTAAACACCTCCCGATAGATCGACCATACACCGAGTTGGAAGCTGTTTTTTCGTTATCTATTGACATGGATAATAAAAACCCTGTCAGTCTATCCGGGTATGCGAAGCTATGGGGATGGTCAAGAAACAAGGTTAGGAAGTTTATTTCAGATTTAGATCTTGAGATTATGGAACCAAAAACTAAGGAAGAAATCAGGATGCAAAAAGGGATTTTAAAAGGACACCCCAAAGGACAACCTAAGGACACCCTTGATACAAAAAAAGGACAACCTAGATTCATATTTAATAGGTGTTTATACGGATCAAAGAACAACCACGACGAAGAAAAAGGACAACCTAAGGACACCCCAAAGGACACTACTATAGATCCTATTAATAATCCTAATCCTAAAAAAATAAAGAAAGCATCTCAGAAAAAAACGGGGAAAATAGAAAAACCTGATTCAGTTACTGACCAAACTTGGAATGATTTTCTTGCCCACCGCAAGGAGAAAAGAGCAAAGGTTACACAAACGGCATTAAACGGGTTTATCTTACAGGCTGAAAAAGCCGGATGGTCTTTAGAAGATGCACTAAAAGAAACAATGGAAAGAGGTTGGACAGGTTTTAAAGCTGATTGGGTTACTAAGGATAAAAAAAGCGGGGGCCAATACGATTATACATGAATTTTTCTGATTATGGCATAATTGCCGACTTATCAAGACTTGGATGGCAGAAAGTTAAATGCCCGGAATGCACACCACACAGGAAAAAGCAAAACCTTAATGATTTAGGGGTAAATGTTGGTATTGGTGTCTGGCATTGTCACCATTGCGGCTGGAAAGGTTCTTTAAACGCAAAAAAAAGGATAAACAGGATCATGTCTTACATACCTAAAAAATCATACAAAAAACCAGAACCACCAAAAAGCTATACACTACCTGAAAAAGTAATTGATTGGTTTAAAACAAGGGGAATTTCGAGGACTGTTTTAGATGTTTCCGGTGTCACATACGAATCCGAATGGATGCCACAAACAAATAAAAAAGAAAGCTGTATTGTTTTCAACAGTTTTATCAACGGTGAGCTGATCAATAAAAAATTCAGGGATGGCAAAAAGAACTTCAGAACGGCCAAGGATGCAAGGCTTGTTTTTTATGCTCCAATGAGCAAGAAGGGTTTTAAATATGGTGAGGATATCTACATTACCGAAGGAGAAATGGACACGCTAACCCTTTTAGAGCTTGGAATTGAAAATTGTATTTCAGCTCCCAATGGTGCACCAGACGAAAAGACAGATATAAAAAACATTGAATTTGAATTTTTTAATAGCCTGGATGAGATCGCACCAAACATGAAAAGGGCTTTTTTGGTGATGGATAACGATACCGTTGGCGCAAGATTTCGTGATGAAATAGCCAGAAGGATCGGAATAGAAAGATGTTTTTTCGCAGAATACCCAACTGGATGCAAGGACATTAACGAAGTTTTAGTGAAAAAAGGGATTGCTGAAGCTAAGAGAGTGGTTAACGAGTGCAAACCATACCCGATAGTTGGAAAGTATGATGTTGTTGATTTCGGTGATAGAATTTACAATCTTTGGGTCAATGGGTTCGAGCCTGGAAAGTCAACAGGCTTTCATACTCTTGATAGTCTTTACACAGTAAGGCAAAGAGAGCTTACCGTTGTTACTGGCATACCTAGCCATGGAAAATCTAGCTTCCTTGATCATTTGATTTGTAATTTATCTAAGCATCACAATTGGCATTTTGGGATATTCAGCCCTGAAAACTTCCCGTTCGAGCGTCACGTTGCAAAACTTTGTGAAATATACGTTGGTAAGCCCTTTGATAAGTCTTACAAAGGTTCAATGTCTGAAGACGAACTTTCTTGCGCTTGCGAATGGTGCAATAAACATTTTCACTTTATTATGCCAGGAGAAGAGGCAGACCAAACGCTTGATAACATCTTAAAATTAGCAAAGGCTAGTATTTTCAAAGATGGCATTCATGGTTTAATAATTGATCCATGGAATGAAATTGAGCATGAAACGGGAAGGGATTCCGAAACTGTTTATATTTCAAAGTCACTCACAAAGATTAGAAAGTTCAACCGGATTAATAATATTCATACTTGGCTTGTGGCCCACCCAACAAAATTAACAAAAAACAGGGACGGGAAATATCCAAGACCTTCTCTTTATGATATTTCAGGTAGCGCCCATTTTTATAACAAGACAGACAATGGAATTGTTGTTTATAGGGATTACGAGGAGGGGATAACAGAAATAGGCGTTCCCAAAATAAGATTCAAGGAAATAGGGAAGCCAGGTAAACGTAATTTTAAGTTTGATGTTTCAAATGGAAGATACTGCGAATGAAATACAGCGATAAATTAAAAGATCCACGATGGCAAAGAAAGCGTTTAGAAATATTAAAAAGAGATGGGTTTAAGTGCATGTGTTGTTTATCCAAAAACAGGATGCTTTCGATCCATCACAAGTATTACAGAACTGACTTGGAACCATGGGATTACCCTAATAGATCATTGATCACACTATGCCAAGATTGTCATAATGTTCACAATTCTATTGATTTCAAAACGCTTTGGAGAAGAAGAATAAAACTAAGGATTGTAAGATTCTCATGTCTCTTTAAAAGAAGATATTTTACTCCAATCATTTTTGTTTTATTCAAAATTCTTAGACTGAGAAAAATATGAAAGGAAGATTCTATTTTTTCCGCAAAGGTTTTTCCTCTCCGGTCATGTCAGAAGATGGAGAGTTACCCGAAAAAGCGACAGATGAAGACTTTCTTTTACATGCAGCAAAAACACTTTTCAAAGACTGTGAATTCACGTTTATTCCTGATGATCTTGAACTTAAACAATATAACTACCGAGAGAAATGACATATTTTAAAATCAATGAAGAAGTCAGAGCGACGTGTGATATTGTGAGAAAAGATAGAAAATCATTTCTCAATACTGGTGAGATAGCAACAGTAACAAGTGTTATTGAAACAGAAAGTTCTGAAATTATATCAATATCGATTAAAACAAGACTGCCAATGATCGATATTGTCTGTTCCAAGTTTGGACGTTCGCCGTTGGAAAAGTTCAACCTAAAACAAAAACTATCATGAGAAATAGAGGACTTATGGAACAAGAAAGAGAATGCTCAACATATTTTTTTGAGGATACTCCTGCTGATGAAAAGCCATGTCTTGATTGTGAGATAAGAAACAGGTGGGATAACTGGAAACTAAAACAGCAGAAATTTTTAACCCCGGACGAATGGTTGCGTGATCAATATCCCGCAAAATATTCAGGGGAATACATTCAAACCGGTGGGTATTATGATGCCTGCATGCACTTTGCTTTCGAGTCGGGAGAAAACCAGGGAATCAAGAAAGGACGGCTTGAACGTGATCAGGAATTAAGCCCGTTGATTGAAGAATGCCGGGAAATTATTGAAATCTTAGATTCCGGTTCAAGTATTTCTAATAATATGAGATGGAACCATATTCGTGTACATTTAAAAAACCTTAAACCGGTGGACGAAAATGAGTAATCTACTAATCGGTATCGATCCGGGAGTCCAAACAGGATTAGCAATCTGGAACTGCGAGAAAAAAGCGTTCGAAAAAGTTGAAAGTTGCGGCATTGTCTCAGCAATGGAAAAGATCAGATGGATTGCCAATGATGTCAAATTAATACGTTTCGAAGACGCAAGGCAACGAACTTGGTTTGGAGGAAAAGGACGCGAAGCCCTTCAAGGTGCTGGTTCAATCAAACGGGATTGTAAGATTTGGCAAGAATTCTGCGAGTATTACAAGTTCAAATTCGAAATGATCAAACCGGTAAAGGGTCAAACAAAATGGGATTCAGCTTATTTCAAAAAAGTTACAGGCTGGACCGGAAGAACAAACGAACACGGCAGAGATGCAGCCGTTCTTATTTTTGGAGGTGTTTAGGTGATTTTAGATATGTGCTGCGGATCAAGAATGTTTTATTTTGATAAATCTGATGAAAGAGTAATTTTCGGAGACAACAGAGAAGAAAATCACATTCTTTGCGATGGACGTAAACTGGAAATAAAACCAGATATTCTTTTTGATTTTTGCAGGCTTCCCTTTAAGAATGGTATTTTTAATCATGTTATTTTTGATCCACCTCATCTTAAAAATGCTGGTAAAAAATCTTGGATGGCTCTCAAATACGGAATACTTAATAAATCATGGAGAGATGATATAAAAATTGGTTTTTCTGAAGCATTCAGGGTCCTTCGCAATAAAGGAACATTAATTTTTAAATGGAATGAGGACCAAATTTTGGTTTCCGAAATTCTCAGATTAACAGATCAAAAACCAATCATTGGCCACAGATCTGGAAAACAATCAAAAACCCATTGGATAATGTTTATAAAATGAAAACTAAACGCTTAGTCCTTATCGGAATCGGAAGAAAAGGATTTAAACTAAAAGGCAAAACCTGTACAATCTGCGGAGAATTAAAAGGTAATTTCTGCGATGCCTGCCAGGATCAAGTTGCTGAAGAAGACGGTTTATTAGTCAATGTCTGTTCCGATTGCTGCCAGTGTGAAGTGAAACAAAAACAAATTTGCTTAAACTATGGAAGTCTTATTAACGGAGCTCCAACCAGATGATACCACAAGATAGAAGATGTTCGAATTGTCAGTCATACAATATCTGCAAAATACGAGAATATTTCTTGTCTGGTAAATCAAGCGCTAATGATTACATAAAGCTAATCACAAACGAACCCGATTCATATGCTGAACTTCACAGCGGAATTGACAAGCTAATTGCGAATAAATGCAGGTATTATTCTGAAGAGGAACTTGATTAAGCCATGAACAGACAACAACTAAGATAAGCCAAGAGAAAACCTCACCTTTGGGTGATTCCTTATGAATTCGATTTTGGGTGGAAGAGATGAAAGTACTTGATCTGTTTTCAGGAATCGGCGGTTTCTCCCTGGGACTTGAACGCGCCGGAATGAAAACCATTGCATTCTGTGAGATAGATGAAAAGTGCCGCCAGGTGTTAAAAAAACATTGGCCGGATGTGCCACAATACAAAGATATAAAAACCTTATCATGGGAGAAACTTAAAAATGACGGAATCGAAAAACCGGACGTTATCTGCGGAGGGTTTCCCTGCCAGGATATCTCAGTTGCAGGAAAACAGGAAGGAATCAACGGAGAAAGATCAGGATTGTGGTTTGAATTTAAAAGACTCATTAAAGAAATCAAACCAGATTTCGCAGTTATCGAAAACGTGGAAAACCTGCGAAGTAAAGGACTTGTTACCGTCCTGCAAGATCTATGGTCGATCCGGTATGATGCGGAATGGCATATTATCCCAGCTTGGTCAATTGGTGCCATACACAGAAGAGAACGTATTTGGATTATTGCCTACCCTAACGAGAAGAGATTACAGAAACTCATCGGACAGAAAAAGAGGGGCCCAGGGGCCAGACTTAATTCAATACCTTTGTCGCCGACATGGAGTGTCAGGGATACGTCTAAAGCCTTCATTCTGCGAGGAGCTGATGGGTTACCCGGAAGGGTGGACAGAATTAAACAATTAGGCAATGCAGTAGTTCCCCAAATTCCTGAACTAATCGGAAGAGCAATTTTATCAACAGAGGACCATGAACTTTAAAGGACACGTAATCATCACCTCATCAATAGCAGTTGCCTCCATCGCAACCGTGAAATACTTCTATCCCAATTCCCAAATAGATCGGCTTTGTTATGCAGGTGCGGCAATGGTTTTTGGAGGGATGTTCCCGGATGTTGATACCCATAGTCACCCATCAAAGATTTACGCTTTCCTGTCATTAATTGCTCTTATCGTCTTTACAGTGATAAAATTTCCATGGTTTGGCGTCGCAATCGTAGCGCCTTATCTGCTTGCTAAAATGAGCAAACATAGAGGATGGACCCACTCAACAATTTTCCCTATTTTATGCATCACACTGTCAATTGTTTTGACAGAAAGATCATATGCATTCATCGGCGGGTCACAATGGATTATTTGGTGGTTTGGCGTTGGTCTATTAATTCACATTTTGATTGATTTGATATCAACCAGGATGAAACGATCTAAAACTTTGAAACTAAAATAATTTGAAAATAAATCAACTTTCCTGTTGACAGTTTACCGGTAATGATTTAATCTAAGTATAACAAAGCAAGAAATTAACTCAAACCGGGGAAGAAAATGGAAAATTTCATAGAAAAAATTGAGCAGATTATCAAGAATGGTAACCACAGTGGATTGACAGAAAAAGCAAGTTCTTATTTTTCATCGTTGGCAGAAAAAACAATGCAGAAATTTAAACAAGCTCCTTGGGAAGATGAAGATTTTGATTACGTTTTTTCAATGCTTGCTGAAGACGCTGAATATTGCGACGTGGATGGAGACGAGTGGACAGAGGAAACAGCTCTTGAATACATAAAGGAAATTTTTACAAGAAAGGTTGAATTGGATGTTATGAGCAAAGCTTTTGAATTTATGAAAGAACTCGACAAGCTTGATATAAGTGCAATATAGGTAATCATCCATCACTGAAAATAAAAACCATGACAACAGAAAAATGTGATCACCTATGTGCAGCATGGGGAATATCTCTAATTAAAGAATCTGAATATGAAACCGTTGTTGTTGAATTCCGTGCAAAGGTGACGGAGTTTAACACAACAAGAAAAGCCGTTCCGCATCCAGGGCAGTTCATAACATTCGAATATTGCCCGAAATGTGGGACCAAAATTGAAAAGAAGAGGGTATTTTGACAACAGAAAAACAAAAGAAGGCAAATCGTGAATCTCAAAAAAGGTTCCGTGAAGCCCGAAAGAATTCAGGAATGATCCGGGGTGATGTTTGGGCATTTCCTCAAGATTGGGAGAAGATCAGGAAACTTGAAACAAAGTTGCAAAAGGCAGGTGGATTTGAAAAATAATCAACTTTTCCCTTGACTCAATTATTAATTACCGGTAACATTAATACAACAAGTCAGCAATCAGTTGGCTTGATAACCTCAGAAGGGAGAATACAGATGGAAAGTAAAACGATCGGGGAAAGTTACGAGGTTAGAATAAAATCTCTTGAATCTATGAGAAAATTCATTGTTTCCGAAAAGCCGTGGCAAACCATGAAGGGATCATCCGCTATCAGTAATATTAAAATATGGAATAGCTGGGAAACGCTATCTTCAAAATGTAAATTTATGGATGATAATGAATTTATTGAAAAATTTGAAAAGCTCTCTGAAATAATCGGCATGGATACAATTTTAAATGTCGGTCCCAGATTTTCAGATTTAATATAACAAACCAGCCCGGACAAGTTTCCGGGCATGATCAGAGCATTTAATGAATGTTGTGATCATCATTGGCCCGGCAATCCGGGAAATTTTAAGAATGATTTCAGGGATTGATTCAGGGGATATAAAACCATGAAAGACAAAGTTATCGAATTCTTAAAAGCAAACGGATGGAAAATGGATATCAGTCAATACGATTCTAGAAATGAATTCTGGTCTTACATAAAAGACGATAGCCATATTGTTGTGGATATATCAGATAGTGAGATGGTATTCATCGGTGAATCAGGAGATTTTCTCCATGAGCGATTGAATCTTTATACTCTTATCGGTGTTCTTATATATCACAGGCAACTGCCGATTTCTTTTAAACAGCCATAAAACAGGATAAAACAATGAAAGTAGAACTGAGCATAAAAGACGATTCAGAACTGAGAAACATGGTAAAGGATATGATCAGAGGGCAGGTAAAATCACTATTAAGAAACGGTATCGAGGAAGAGGCTAAAAAAGAGATTTCTAGGAAGGCAAGGGAGCTTACCATTTCAAATTATCGGGTGGAAAATGCCATTAAAGAAGAAGCTAGAAAGTTTTCAAGTCAGATTAAAGCTGATGTTGTAAAGTCCATTGTTGAAGAATTAAGGGAATCAGCAAAGGAACAGCTTTTGAGATATGCAAGAAGCATCATAGACGAAAATATTAATGATGTTATCAGATCGGCAATCTCAAATCGTATCGCAAATCTTAAAGCTGAAATAATTGTTAAACCATAACAAAGCAATATAAATAAAGGGAATCATGATCAAATCAACAGAAGAAACAATCAAAGAAGTCAAAAAAAAGACAGGAGAAACAACCCTCTTGTCTTTTTCAGGCGGAAAGGACAGTACTTGTGCCTACCTGGCAATCAAGGACCATTTTAAAAAAATTATACCTTATCATCTATATTTAATTCCTGGTCTATCATTTGTTGAAGAGCATCTATCCTATTGTGAAGAGATGATGCACACAAAAATTATTAGAGTACCGGCAATTGGATTGTATAGGATGCTAAAAAACTATGTATTTCAACCACCAGGCAGGCTTGATACAATAGACTCATTCCGGCTGATTACATACACACATCAAGATGTACATGATTTGATATGTGATGACCAACAGATTTCAAAAAAAACCTATACAGCCATCGGAATCAGAGCACCAGACAGCCAAAACAGGAGAATGTCGATTGAAAAGCATGGCACCATCAATCACAATCTACTTAAATACTATCCGGTTGCTGATTGGAACAAAGAAAGGCTAATAAGCGAAATCAAACAGTCCGGTTGGAAATTATCAGTAGAATATAAACTGTTTGGAAGATCTTTTGATGGTCTTGACCTTAGATTTTTATTCCCTATAAGGGACCAGTACCCCGATGACTATCAAAAGATTCTGGACTGGTTTCCTTTTGCTGAATTTGAAATCAAAAGATATGAATACTCACTCAAAGGATAATATGGAAAGAATAAAACTAAGCCGGGTAAAACTGCAAAGACCAAAAAAACCGGTCAAGAATCCGTTGGAAAAATTAAAACTCTCTGAAAGTTTGGAAGATGATGCAACCGAAGAATTGGAAGTAATACAATCCGAATTCCAAAAATCAGAGTTTGGAAAAAGAATGAAGAATGAAAATGACAGGTTCAGAGTGGCCACAGACTCAGAATATTGGGTTAACTTCATCTTCCAGGACCGGGAACAAAAAGAAGTATTTCTAAAGGCTTTAGGATTGTTTGAAATAGGTGATAAATACATTGATGGACAAGAGGCAGCAAAGAAGCTGGGAATTGAACTGCCTAAATCACCAATTAAGTACAATACAAGCTCAAAAGTGGACAAATCCCTTGCGGAATTGGTAGATTAAACCATTATTTCATCCTTGGTTAACCAATTTTTAAAGGAAAAATTATGATTCAAAGATTAAGATCGGCCGGAAGAAGAATTGGTGGAGTTGTCAGATCCGCAGGGAGAAGAGCGGCAAGCATGGTTAGGGGATCTGTATATCCTAATGCATAGGTTATCTATGGCAACCAGAATAAAAAACTCAAGTCGTCCAATGTCAAGAAAGAACTTGGCAAGAATGATTTATAACAGTTCTTTAAATAGAAGGGCATCCAGCGTTCAGGGTGGTTCTGTTTACCCAAACTCCTAAAGTCTTTCTACCTCTTTTAAAGCTTTCAAAAACCTCTCACCTGTTAGCCCTGTATTTTCTACAAAGTATAGGGCTAAGTTAATCATAATAATATACCTCTTACGAATAACTTCATTATCCCTACCCAAACTGCAAAAATTCCTTTCAGATATACCTATTACCTCACCTAATTCTTTTTGTTTAATAGCAGCAGTATCACAAAGACGGTTGATCTTATAAAGCAGTGGATTGGGAACCCTACCGTTTTTTCTTGGATTCATTCTTGTTCTCAAAGTTTGACTGTTTGTTTTTTAAGCTTGTAGGTTATAGTTATACATCGAAAGTTAGAAAGAGATCAACTTTAAGGGAAAGATGGGAAAAACAAAAAGGTGTAAATTTCTTCAAAAGGTGACTTAATGGGAGTATTCGACAAATACGTTAAAAAGAAGTTCAAAAAGAAACCCGTCAGGAAGCCAACCAAAGAAGAGTTTTCCAGAACCGGAATAGAGAAAAAGACACTCTCAGACAAACAAAAAGAATCACTTCTCGATTACCTAACGGCAGGATCAAACATACAAGACCTTGCCCCTCTGTTTAATATGTGCGGTACGACTCTCAGAAGAATTATTAAAGATGAAATGGGCATAGAAAACGAGGACTGGCCGCTTGATACTCTTGAAAATCAAGTTGAAAAAGCAAGGGCAATGTGTGGCGAGGATCTGAGAATTGCCCAGATGAATAATGCCATGGATGGAAACGCAACCATGCAGATATATCTCGGCAAGCAGATATTGAGACAGACAGACAGACCGGACCTGAGAGAAGAGAAAGAGAAGCAAATAGAAGTTTATCCTACGATCAAAGACCACCCCATTGAGCAACAAATCAAATACTTTTTAGAGAACGGAATGAGGATTCCAAGAGGCGTGGAGATGCTCTTTGAGATTGCCAAACTGAAAGGTGAGTTTGGGACAGATGGCGGATTGGAAGATTTAAAAGACGTTCCAACTGATGAACTGGTAAAGATGGTTAAGCAATGATATCTAAATTCCAGGCTTTAAATGAATTGGAAAGACGACAGGAAGCTATTAGAAAAGAATTGGTTAGAAGAGGGGAGTATAAGTCTGTTCTTCCATATAAGTTTGAATATAGAGATTATCAGCTTACCTTCAGAAAGGAAATGGAGGTGAAGAAAAGGAGCGCGACAGTCTGGCATAGGAGAGCCGGAAAAGATAAGACAATGTTGAACTTCACTTTTGAGAAGATGTTCGAAAGGGTAGGGATATACTATTACCTTCTCCCGACCTATGCGCAGGGTAAAAAGATCATTTGGAATGGAATTGACCGGGATGGATTCAGGCATATGAACCACTTACCCAAATACATGAGGAAAAGAACGGATAATTCTGAAATGCTGGTAGAAGCTATCAATGGATCAATCTTCCAGGTGATAGGAACGGATAATTATGATTCAATCATGGGAACTAATCCGGTAGGAGTTGTTTTCTCAGAGTACAGCTTACAGAATCCTGTTGTTTGGGATTTTATCAGACCGATACTTGCTGAGAATGGAGGTTGGGCCGCTTTCAATTATACTGCCAGGGGGAAAAATCACGGCTATGATCTGATTGAAATGGCAAAGGTCAACGAAAAATGGTTCGCTGAGATATTGACAGTGATAGACACAAAAAGACCAGACGGAACCCCTGTCATCACTGAGGAAATAATCCAGGAAGAACGGGACGCAGGGATGGATGAAAGCTTGATCCAACAAGAATTTTATTGTGATTTCAATGCAGCAAACCAGGGGGCTTATTACGGAAAACAGTTTGAAGCCGTTGAAAAAGAAGACAGATATAAATCAATACCATATGAACCAGCCTTGCCGGTTTCAACTTTTTGGGATCTTGGGATATCGGATTCAACCTCTATTATTTTTGCCCAAAATCTGAGTGATAAGGAATTCAGGATCATTGATTACTATGAATCGAACAATGAAGGGCTTGAGCATTATTTGAAACTTATTCATGAAAAACCATACCAGTACAAGGAGCACTGGGCACCTCATGACATACAAGTAAGAGAATGGGGTTCTGGTATGTCCAGGTTTGAAACGGCAAAAAACTTCAAGGATGATAAGGGAAGGAGCATAGGAATAAAATTTAAGATTGTCCCTGATATATCAATACAGGATGGAATAGACGCTGCAAGGAGAATCATTCCAGAATGCTGGTTTGATAATACAAAGAACCAGAAAACAGGCAACGCTATGTCCGGTGTATGGTGGCTGGTGAATGCCTTGAAGTCATACCACAAAGAATATGACGAAAAGAAGCATTGCTATAAAGATACTCCCTTGCATGACTGGTCTTCTCATCCTGCAGACGCTTTCAGGTATTTCGCGGTAGCTACCAAGCCCAAAAGGTCTTCTTTGGATTTTTATCTCGGTTAGACAGCGAAAAGTTGACAATCTACCCAGTCAATTGCAAGATAGAATCTACTGAATCAAATTAAAATTATGAAAAAATATCCTAGAGAAGTAACACCTTTTTTTTGGAAGGAGTGCGACAAATGTAGAAACCAATTCAAAAAAGAGAAAATGTGGTTGTGCATGGGTCCTCCGTATGGTTTTTACCAGCATGGAGTAGAAGAAACAAAAAGATACCTGTGTAAAACATGCGCTCCAACAAGGGAAATAGCCGAAAAATATATGAATGGTGGATTTATGGGAGAGCCACCAGATTGTAGACCTCCAAAAAGACCACCTGAACCGATCATAAGGCCGATAAATATAATAGGCGTTTAATGTCAAAGAAAAACCGCAAAAAGAAACAGCAAAAAGACTTTTCAATGGACAACGTCCAGTCCCTGGCTTCATCTCCTTCAGGTGGATGGTCTAACTTTTTCAATAATTTTGGCATTGAGACAGACCCCAATTTTAATACCTCTTGGCTTCCACCTCTTGAATTCCGAGAACGTGAATTAATAGACCTTCAACAAAACACACTTGTCAGGCGCGCCTTGAATCTTTACTCAGAGGATGGAACACGTAAAGGATTCAGCCTAACCTCAAAATCAGACAACGAAAAAGCCAGCGACATCAAGAAAGAAATGGACAAGCGTTTCCAATGGCTTGCCCTGGGCGCCAAAATGATAGCAATCTGGAAACTGCATGCTGGTGGTGTGATCTATGCCGATATTGACGACGGCAGAGATCCAGAAGAACCACTTAACGAAAATGCAGTCAGAAAAGTATTTTCATTTCAAACCATCGACAGGTGGAACGCTCATCCTTTGACAGCTTATCCGATATTCCGGGAAGAAAAGCCTAATCAACCTATGCATTACCTGATTAATATTCAGGGATTCCGGAACAATGAATCTTTCAAGTGCCATGAATCCAGGTTGATCAGATTCCCGTCTTATGAAGCTGATAGCGTTATTTCAAACACAGAGCGAACGAAAAGAAACACCTGGGAAATACCATGCGCTCAGATTACCTATGATTCTGTAAAGAATTACGGTATCGGGATACAATCAATGTCTTCTCTGTTACAGGGATTTGTAGAGGATGTTTACAAAGTAGCGAACCTGGACAGTTTTAAAAATCCTGAAGAAATGGCAGCTTATTTGAGACAGGTCAGGTTGTATCGTAATTCACTCAAAGCGACTGCCATTGGCGAAAAAGACGTACTTGAAAAGCTTGCAACCCCCACTGCTGGAATGGGAGAAATAACCAAAGACCAAAGACGTGATATTGGGATGGTTTGGGAAATCCCTGTCCCAATCTTTTTTTCAGAAGAATCAGGTGATTTAGGTGGATCAACCCTCGACGTTTCCCGATTGATTTGGGCAGACAAAACAAAGTCCAACCAGATCAATAAATATACTCCGATGTTCAGGAGAATGCTTGAACTTACAGCATTAGAAACAAAATGGGATCTTGAAGAGATTGATTTCGATTGGCATAGTATCATTGAGCCTACAGAAATGGAATTAATCGAAATGAAAGCTAAGCAAGCAGAAACCGATTCAAAATACTACGCAATGGGGATGCCCGAGCAGATGATTTTCGATTCAAGATTCTCAGGAGAAAAAACAAACTTGGATGCAATGAACTATGATGCCGAAGCATATGAAAAAGAGCTGAAAGAGCAGGAAGAAAAAGACCTTGAAGAATCCCAAAGACAACTTGACGCTTTGCAGAATGCTGGAACTGACCAAGAAAAAGAAACGCCAGCTGCCTAAAATTTGCCTATTTTTACGAACAATGTTCTAATTAAATTATGAAAACAGAAGACAAAATTGATCAGGAATTTGTTAAACAACTACTTGAAAAAGAGGATTGGTCCGGTGTTGATCTTTCAGGCCGTAAACTTGTAAAGCTGGACCTATCAGGAAAGAACTTTTCCAAATGCGATTTAACCGGAACTAACTTCCTTATGTGCAACTTAGTAGGCTGTGACTTTACATCATCGAAGCTTGATGGAACTGAATTCACCGGGGCAAATCTCCTTTACGCTCATTTCGGTGGAGCAAAGAGAAATGGTTTCCAGGTTATGAAATATGCTTCAATAGTTGTTGGTGATGACTGTGTTTATGCCTTCCTTGTTCGAAATGGAAAAGGCAAAAAAGTCATGATCAACGAACCGAACAAAAAAGAGTATGAGTTTTCCAGGTCAACCGCAAAGACTGAAACTGCAATGCTATACAATCTATTAATGCATGAAAAAGCGTAAATCAACCAAAGCCTGGCAAAAATTCCCGGTATCAATGACTATCAGATACTATTCTGATATCAAACCAATTGTGTCTAAGCTCAGACGGTTGACGAATGATCTTTTATATCCGAATCTGAAAAACTTTGCAGGTATCCAATATGTCAAAGACGCCTCAATGGATGATTCGGTTACCGAAAAGATAGGTAAGCTTTTTCACCGGTTCAGGGTTAATTACTTTGGACAGGAATATCCATTAGACGGAGATATCAAAACATCCGATCTAAGAGGATTGATTTTAAAACAGGTCTCACAAACAGCGGTCGCGCTTGCTGGTTTTCATAAACAACGGTTTGACACCAATGCTAATTTCGTGATCGGGGTTGATCCTTTAAAGTCAGAGCCTTGGTTAAATGCATATCTCAGGGATTGGACTAATAGAAATGTTCTGTTGATCAAAAACGTCCCTCTGATGGCAATCGATGAGATGCAGAAAACCACGATCGATTCAGTCATGAAAGGAGAATCAACCACTCTTTTAAGATGGAAAGTTCAGCAGAAGTTAGGATTGGCAGAAACACGGTCTAAATTGATAGCCAGGGATCAGACTAATAAACTATACGGAACCCTAACAGAGTTAAGGTCACGATTCAACGGTTGGGAGTTTTACGAATGGTCCGGGGTAGGTCCAGGTGGAAACGAAAGACAGGATCACCAAAGGCTAAACGATAAGATATTCAAATTCACTGAGCCGCCTGTGACAGTAACAACCGGTAAAAGAGCTGGCGAACGGAATAATCCAGGTCAAGACATCCAATGCCAATGCGTAGCCCTACCAATCTTCAACCGTGAACTAATCATACAACTTGTAAAACAGCCTGACGGCTCCTATGCACTTCCAAAACAACTCGCAGCGTGAGGACTAAATGATTGAACACACATATACATTTCGCGAACTGACAGCCGAATATCCTTTTGAGGGTGATCCGAACAAGACTTGGTTCTGTGAGATAAGGGATTCAAACCTTGCAAAAATTGACGGTCAACCCCGTGTCAACTATGTCAAAAACGGTAAAATAAGCATTACTTGTGCACCGAGACAGTTAAACGCTCAACACATCTTGAGATTCACTTCCGGTGCCGAAGAAGTTGACATTGCAGTCAAGAAAATATCAAGGTTTTTCGGGCTTCCCAAAAACTTGCTACCGTTCATTGTAAAAATGCTTCGCCGGGCTGGATGGGCCTTTGTCGGTCTGCTTTGTTTGAGTGTCGTTTTTGCTGTGATCAATCACAAATATGATATATCCGGTTTTCTGGATCAATATCAAAAATGGAACGCAGCAAATGGTGCAAGGGTTGTGGGAGAAAAGACAAATGAGGTAATTGATTATTTCAATGATCCTTTTTTTGAATCCGAAGGCGTGAAATACATTGAAGCTCATGAACAAGTTGATATGAGAAAGATGCTGGCAAGGGCTGATAATGATCTTTATGTCATGAAAAATGTTTTCACTGATAAGAATGATAATCCTGTTCTGTTCCGCTATGGAGAGGCAGTTGATAAATGTGAATCCCTGGGAGGATTCATTGGATCATTGCAAATGCAAGGCGAAATCCTACCAAGAAAAACCCTTATCACAGTAAACACGTGGTCCGATGTTCCAGAATGGGCTTCTGATAGTAAAGGTTGGGACGATTACGCGATCAGTGTCAAAGCCGGTCAACTTCCAGATGGTGCCTATAAAGAAAATGGGGTCATTTGGGGTGACGATGGAGACGTGAAAGCCGCTGCCAGGTGTTTTATTTTAAGAAATGCTTTTCTTGAGGCAAGATAATGAAAGCATGGGACGAGTTTAAACTCATTTTCAGAAATCCAAGGAAGATACACCGGGTACTTGCTGTAATCCCGCTTGCAGCACTTCTCAGTCATGCAATTTATCTCAATGAGATAATGCCCAAAGGTGTCCCGATTGGCCGTGATTATATCATCACGTTGGTACTTGGATCGATCCTCTATTTCATGACAATTGCCTGGGTGCTTCTTTCCAATGAATCCGACATTGAGTTAACTATGCGGTTCATTTGGTGCGCCGCCCTTTCAATATTGGGTCACAGAATCGCTGTGATGAGCGGTGAAGTTGGAGGATCGTGGTATTTTAAAGTCGTAGCATTCTTTGCAATCGGCACATTACTACTCTTTGTTATCACCGGAAAAACAAAGAACGAACTAAAAATCTGGTTCAACGTTAAACTCAATGAAAAAAGAAATAATCCACCGGCTCAGATTCATGCTGTTACTAACAGGTATGATTCTGATCGCAAAACCCTTATTAGCTAGCGCCTTCGTTATTGATCCGGCAGCCATATTACAAACATGGTGGGAAACAAACCATTGGCCTGGGATAACAGCAGCAGCTTTGCTAACTTCAATGATCGTTGCAAGTTGGAGAATGCCACCGGTAAAGAATGAAACTAAAGCAATCATGGTGTCTGATCTATTCAGGACTTGCCGGTACATAGTCATAGCTTTGCTTTTTATCGAGTTTTATGATTTTATAACATTAGCAGTCATGAACTTAATCGATTTTATTGGAGACCTTTTTTGAAACATCTTATTATCAATCCATATAATTACAGCACCGACGCCTTAAAGATACCAAGAGATAAGTCTGGTTTCGGGCACACTAAAGTAAAAATATGGAAACCTGGGATTTTAAAATATTACGATGATAAAGGAGAGGAATATTTAGCAGAAATCTCCCTGGATGAATTAAAAAAGCTTGAAGGAAAACCTTGTAATCATCCAATAACAGTTGGTCATCCTTCAAATATGCTTACCCCAAAGGATGTTTTAAAATACCAAGAAGGGGTTGTTGGAGGAAAATACAGCCTTGAGGAGATAGACGGCGAACAGTGGATTGTTGGGGATGCTGCACTTTTTACGGAAAGGGCTTTGCAGGTTGCAGAATCAGAAAATAATGGAGGTTCGGCAGGTTATTGGAGGGTTGCAACACAGACGGGAGAAAAAAAGGTAAGTTTTTCCGATCTCGAATTAAATCATTATGCTATTGGGTGCAAAAATCCAAGGGCAAAAGGGGCTGGTCTCAGCCTTGACGATCAAAGTTCAGACTTTGCAATGGTCTATAGCTTTGATGAACAAACAACACAACCTAAGAGGGTTATAATGGCAAAACGTGTATTAAGTGCCGTCAAGGTCGGAGACTTCTCGCTTGACGAAAGAAACGTTTCTTATGCGGACGAATCTGAAGAATTGATTTCAGAATTGGTTGACCGCGAAAAGAAACTAATCAGCAATTATGAAGCTGAACAGGTAAAAACAAAAGCTTCGATGGATGAGCAAACCGGGGAACTGAAGGCTTTACGTCTCAAGGTCGAAAAGCTGGAAACCGAACATAAAAACATGGTGTCAATGGACGAGGTTCCGAAATTGGCAGAAAGGTTATCAAGCGCTATGAAGCTAGCCAATGAGCTGCATGTAGAAGGAGATTTTAAGACGGAGATGGAGGCCAACAGGGCGATTGCAAAAAATCAATTTCCTGGAGAATCATTCGATAATGATGAACAAATAATGGGAGCTATCAAAACGATAAAATCTGATCCAGAATTGGCAAAGGCAGACATTAAATCAAGAAAGGCACTTGCCTCAATGGACTCAACAGACCATACCGGCAAAAAGAAAATTCCACTTTCCGAGATTGACGTTCGGACTTTAACCAAACCCAAGAAAACAGCATAAGGAGCCGTAATTATGGGACAAACATCATATGCAGCTGCAATTACAACCAAACGGCTCGGAATGCCTGCTGACATGCTGGCAAAACAAAACGGGGATGTCGTTTCCCGTTCAAATGAGCTGGCAACCGGAATCAAACCGGGTTATTTTGTTGTTCAGGGAACTGACCCTGATAAACAGGTTAAAATAGATGACGGTGGCGTAACAGGTGCCGTCATTGAGGGACTTTGTGTTGATCCGAGTATCCTGGAAAGAGCTGTTGGATACAGTTATACTGATGGATTCGGTATTAATAAAACCGTTCCTGTTGCAAAATCGCACAGGTTTTACGCCTATTGTGAAGAAGCCGCCACAAAAGACGGTACTGTCTATGTCAGATTCAAGGCCGGTACAGGTCCAGCGGTCATCGGTGCATGCAGGACAGATACAGACGCAACAGGAGGAGTCGGTGAAGATGAAGCCACTTGTGACGCCATTCTTGCAAAATTCGCAGAAAGCACTTCGGGGGCCGGTCCGGTTGCCGTTGAGTTAATGCTCAATCAAATCACTGTATAAGGGGGCTGATAGATGAAAGAACAACCAAGAAGCTTGGCTAAAGAGACAATCGGCCGCTTGAAAGAATCCGGTGAGCTGAGAATTCAGGCCGGGATTGGATCGATGGACGACACAAAGGTGAAAGTCATTCAAGATATGTTGACACGGGTCGATCTTGAAATGGCCGGGATAGATTCAGATCAGTTTTCAGTTGATGATATCCTGGAAGGTGTGACTTATGCCAAGGAAGATCATTCCATGGATGATGCTTCCGCTTACACTGCACGTCAATTGGAAGATTTTGATTATACCCGCCGGGATGTTGAATATGCAGATATCGACTACCTGTCATGGTTTCCGGTTATTTCTCCCAAAGTTGGGGCGACCAAGCATACATTTTTTCTTGAAGATATGCAGGGAGAATTCAAGACGATCACGGGAGCATCGACTGATCTTCCCCTATCTCATATCTCAGGAGAAGAGCACACCGCTAATATCATTATGGGGGGAGGTTCTATCGAGTGGAACCAGCAAGAATTAGATTCTGCCAATTTTGGCAATGTTGATGTCCAGGGTAGAAAAGGCCGTTCAATTGTCCGCGCTCATCTGGAATGGTTAGCCGCAAGAATCGTTGTTAGTCAAGACGGTTTGGTAGGATTTGACACTGATGGTATTGACGAAGCCGCACTTGCTGACAGTGTCGTGAACCCTAATACCGTTTCCGGTACTGCTCTCAAATATTGGATCAACAAAGATGGCCGTGAAATCGTTGCTGATCTAATCGGTATGCGTGATGCCATTTATACCGGGACATTAGGGAGGTGGGGTGGAACCACTGTCGATGTTGGTATTGAAGGATCGATGACATCCTTTACCCTCACCATGCCATTGGCTGCTGTATCTGTGCTGTTTAAAAAATACATGCATTCCACAGATGGAGGAACAAGGGAAACCGTTTGGGAATATCTACAAAGCCCAATGGGGAAAATGGCAACTGGAATCACTCGCTATAGGGTTATTCATGGATTTACCAGTGCTTTCAGTTCCAATACTGTTCCCGGGATCATGCTAACTCCTAATGATCCAAACGCATTCAGGTTTTTGCAACCGAAAAGCTTAACACCTCTGCCGGTTCAGTTCAAGAACCTGTCCATGATGATTCCGTTCTACGCTTATTTTGGTGGTCTGGAAATCATCCGAAACAAAGCGCTAGTCAAGCGCTACAACGTACAAGCTGCATAATAAGGAAGGGATGAAAACAGTTAAAATTATTTCAAACATCTCAGGATCAAAGGGGTATGATATTTACCCTGATGATTTGAAAGATAAGGATCAGACATCGAGAACGATTACCATTAATCCTGGTGATAATGAAGTTTCAGAAAAAGATTTTGATTTGTTGGTTGCTTCTAATCTCGGATTTAGAGCCATGCTTGAATCCAAGAAATTCGAAACGCTTTCCAGCAAGGAAATTATTGCAGACAAAACCGTCAAAGACCAAAAAAAGCAGACTGAAGATGCTTTAAAGAAAGTAATTGACGACTGCAATAAAAAAATTGCTGATGCAAAAGCAGAATATGACGGTCTGTTGGATCAGGCTTTGAAAGACTATGAGAAAAATGTCCTCAACCTAAAAGAGGACAGAAAAGAAGCCGTTGACAAGGTCAAGGATCTTGAAAAGCAGGTTTCCGATCTTCAATCAGAAAACAAGTCTTTGAAAGTCGAAAACAAAAAACTGGAATCAGCTGCGAAAAAGGCTTAATTTATGACAACCGATTTTGAATTGCCTCTTTTGATAACCTGGGATGACATTTTATCCAGGGCATACGGAATCAGAGAAGATTTTGAAGATTTCGAGCAGTCGGATAAAGATGCGGTTCTACAATGGGTCCATGATGAGCTTTATGTCGATGCTGATAAGAATACCAAAGTGAAATTCCCGGATGGTGTAAAACGAGCAACCCCGGGAAGTTCTCAATATGCTTTGACAGAAATCAGAAGATTACAGATCAATCTAGGGGCCTGGGCTGCTGCATTTTCAGTTGATAATCCAGCTGGTACAGGGTCTCTTGCCAGTGTTTCAATAGAAAGCTTTTCAACAACGAACACGATGGCAAAGAACAACGCTCCATTTGACGATCTGAAAAACGCAAACCAATTTGGAACCGTCGTTACAGATATTATGCGACAACGGCCAACAGTGCACATGCTGATATGAGAAGCCAAGAAGATATTGATTTCGGAATTGAAGCCTATCTGAAAGAGCTTGATTCAAAACTGAGCTATGTTGATGTAGGTCTACTTGCAAAAGACAGTAGTCAAGATGCAGGTGGTCTTTCAATTGTTCAGTTGGGTACCATTCAGGAATTTGGAATCGATATCAATGTCACGCCTAAAATGAGGGGTTATCTAGGGGCAACGGGTCTTCATCTCAAAAAAAGCACGACCAAAATCAGTATCCCGCCACGTTCTTTTATTAGGCAGACTTTTGATGAGCAATTGCCAGAATTGCAAGAGTTAGCTGATAGATTAGAACTTGAAACACTGACAAAAAAGAAAACCAGAAGGGAAGCGTTAGCAGAATTGGGCCAAACACATCAAAACAGGATCCAGACAAATATGGCTGATCCTGGAAAATACGAACCAAATCATCCATATACTTTGATGAAGAAAGCCCCAAAAACAACGCCATTGATCGGAAAGACAGCTAGATTAAGACAAGCTATAAGTCACGAGGTAGGATGAGAGTTGATCCAGCCTTGAGACAATTAGCAAATCAGCTAAAAAGAAAGCTGAAGTACGATCCAGAACGACCTTATAAAATGAGACGGTCAAAAGGAGAACAGGGCAGCCGGGGGAAAGTTGAGTTTGAGTTTTTTACCCTTCGAAACCTTCTTACTCAACCCCTCGGCAAAAAAGAAGTAGACCGGATGGAAGAAGGATTAAGACATAGAACGTGGAGATTTGGAGCGGTTTTTCAACCTGGCCCCGGGGAAGCATGGCTTCAAGAAAATGATGAGATTTTTTACCAGGGAAAGTGGTTTGAGGTTAAGAAATTAAACACGTGGCCCGTTTTGCAATCGGTTAACATGGTTAAAGCAGAATGACAGTTGAGATCGTACAGGAAACCGATTTTTCATTGATTGAGGATGCAATAGAAGATTTTATATTGTCTGGTTCAGGATTACCTACAGACATACAGCGGGTTTTCTGGTCAGGAAATGATTTTGATAGAAAAAAGCCTTATGCAGTCATTGCTCCAATATCTCAACCAACACAGGGCCATCCCTGGAAACGATTTGAACGGGTAACAGAATCAACAGTTCAAAAAAGGAAAAACACCTATCACCAACCGTTTCAATGGAACGTACAGATCAAATTCTTGACGGATTCCTATGAAGTTGACGGCAGAAACAAAAACCCTATCAGGATGGTAGCATACAGATATGCACAAAACTTACTTAACAGGGCTTTTCTTCCTCCCGTGAAACAGATTTTGGAAGCTTTGGAAATTGCTTACAACCCGACTTCTGAAGTGATTACACCGAACGTTTTACCATTGATGGATGATGACAAATATATCCACCAGGCCATAGTTGAATTTGCATTTTCCGGGATGGCAAAGACCGCCACAAAAGACACTGATTATTTCACAACCATCAAAGACCCAACACTTTATATTGAGGGTGAAGCATGACAGAAGAAGACAACAGAGCGGAAGTCACTGTCTCCGTAGATGATACATTTATCACAAGGCCAGGTTTCGGAACGATTGCCATCGTTTACAAACATGGTGAGACTTCACTCGAAAGAGTAGAAACTTATACGACAAGGGCGGCAGGTTTGGCGGTTTTCCCTCTCTACACGCCAGTTGGTCAATATCTTAATATTTTGTTTAGCCAGGCCAACAAACCAGAAGCAGTTAAGGTCATCTATCAGGCTTCTGATGAAGATCCGGACGAAGCTCTAGACGCTGCACTATTGGTTGACAATGACTTTTACTTTGTGGGTTCCCCTTCAAGAGTCATAGCCGATCAAACAGCAATCGCAGCATGGGCACTAGCAAATGATAGATTTCATGTTTTCACAATATATGACGCTGATGCTATCACTTCAGCCGAAACAGATATTTTCTCAGTCATCCAGGCCCTTACCAATACCAGATCACTCGGTTATTTTTCAAAAAAAGGTGGAATTGAATTTGCTAATACAGCAATCACGGTTTCTGGAACAACGGCATTAGTGGCGACAAGCACACCTCCTGCATTGGGTGAAACAGTTGGAATATGGGGTTCTATTGTCGCCGCTCTAAACGGAACTTACACTGTTGAAGCCGTTGATCCAGGGGTTAGTTTTTCCGTAACAGTTCCAACAGGAACAAGTTCAGATGTTGCAGCGTCAAAAGGTTGGTCAAACATGAACTTGATCGATGCTGCTGTTCTTGGCGTCATGGCTCCTTATGATGCCGGTGCAAGATCCTGGGATATGCAGAAATTGAGTGGTGTTACTCCTGACAATCTATCTGATACCGAAAAAACCTATCTTGGCAATAAGGGTGCCAACTGGTTTACAACCATTGGCGGCATCAATGTCACCAGCGGCAAGAAGAAAGCCAGTGGGAAAACATTGGGTGGACGGTATGCAGATTTTGTCAGGGGGATTGATTGGCTGAAAATCAACATACAACTTGATTCTGTTGAATTGATGATTGCTGAAGAAGGTGATCTTGGTTACGATGCAGACGGATTCCAGAAAACGCAAACAAAATTCGAACTCCGAATGGCAGACGGGATCAATAAAAAAGCACTGACCCAAATTGTTTCCGGGCCTTATGTGGGCCTGGATTATTTTGTTAAAATGCCAACCCTTGGGTCAATCCCTGCTGACGATAAGCTTTCAAGGTTTCTGGATGGAATCGAAATTTACGGGGCCTTGCGAAATAAGGTTCAATACATGTCAATCTTACTAACACTGGCGGTTTAATATGACTGTAAAAATATATGCTTCTCAGGATGAAATAACCTACATTACAACCCATGATGATAAGGTTTTTCCTCTGCAAGGTAAACCTGATGGTGACTATATCCTGATCGAATTCCAAAATGAGCCGGTTGACGCTGTTGAGGGTGTAGACGGTGATGTCCAATACGGATTAAGAACCGCTTCAATGGCAAACTGGACCCTGACGAACCAATGGGGAGCTGATTGGAATGAATACATGCAACAGGCATATGATGATCAGAAGGAAGGAAATTATCTAAAGAAAATAGAACATAAGAGGATCAATCTAACAACCAATATTTCAGTGGCAGAGGGTCAAAGGCCAATGATCAAAAAGATCCCAAACTATCAGCTTGGTCAAAAAGCAGCCGATAGGGCCTGGATTGTTGTCGCTGAAAAAACCGTAATGAAAGAAAAACAAACACCGGCTTAATGTGTTCGTATTCCAACCAGATAAGTGGCAGGCTGGGATCGGTATTCCAGGGACTCCTGCTTACGTTCAAATCAAAAATTGGCTGTCTATTATTCCGACAAAAAATAGGCAGCAATTCGAATTCAAGAGGGGGATATTTGGCGAACCATTCTTGCAGATGTCAACGGATTCAAGTGAAGATTTTGAAATCAATCTCTTGCAGTCTTCTCCGACAATTGAGCAATTTTGGAATCTATTTGATTTGCAGAAAACGGGGGTGGTTGGTTTCCCGTTCTCGTTGTTAGATATTGGTAAAGATTCAAACTTTCCTTTAGCAAAACGTCAGAAAACAATTTATTTCGTATCTTGGTTGCCTGAAAAACCAAGAATGGCCTTAAATCTAACATCAACGCCCTGGGTAATCAAAATATCCTGTGCGGCTGGTGGTACAATCTACATATGAAAAATGAAGGGTGAAATAAAAGTTGTAGAAGTTGGAGCAATCGAAATCTATGAACAAGATTCCGAAGGTAAAGACACTGAAGTAGTAAAGGAGAAAATACCGGGCAGAGATTTTGAAATCCAGATCCAGGGGGCAACGGTAGCTTTGGAACTTGATTCAATTTGGATAGAACTACTTGAAAAATCTGGAATTAAGGGGTTGGAAGATGACATTGCAATGAAAATGATGAGGGGCATGAGGGGCGAAATATTGCAGGACATCAAGCGGAATATTATCAAATGCGTGTTCACTCCAAAACTAACTGAATCAACCTATGAGGACCTTGATCCTTCAGATATTTGCAGTCTGTTCGTGAAGATTCATAATCTCCATGTTAATGGTCCAAAAGAAAAAAAAAATTAGCTCAAGAAATCTTTTCTGATCCAATCATGGAAAACCCTGAAAAAATAGTCAGGCTTTCATGGTTGCTAAGGGATGAACATAAATGGCAAGGGGTGTTTTTCGGATTGTTTCACTATTCGATTGTAGAGCGGGAAAAATACTGGTCTTATGAAGATGACGTTGAATTCTTTATTGCATGCCTAATTAAACAGTTGATGCTATGAGCTTTTCAGGAACAGTCAGAGAGTTAAAGAACAGAATCACCTTTGATGTAAATAAGGGTTCTGTTGCTAATTATAAGTCCGCCTTTTCCGGGATGAAAGCGGATGCTGCCAGCATTATTAAAAAAGCTGCATCTATAGGAATAGCGCTTACTGTTGCCGGGCAAAAGTTTTATATGGATCAGGAGAAAAACAAAGCTTCTATTTCATTTTATGCTAAGACAAACGCTGATGCAAAAGAGCTGTTAGGTACAATTAAAGAATTCAGGGGTAAAACAGAAATTATATCTGAAAGTGATTTAACAAAGGGAGTAGCACTTTTCGGTCAATTAAATGTCAAGGTAGGTGATTTAAGAAAAACTATTCTACCATTGCTGAAAGATATAAACATAGCAAATCCACAACTAGGCGGATTTAGTGGTGTTATGGATTTATTAAATAGTTGGGTAGAAGGTGGTGATTTAGATGCCCTTAAAAAGTTTGGGGCAATTGGTAAGGAAATGGCCGAGGCCCTTAGTTTTACAAGCTTTGATCAATCTGTTGGTAAAGCTGGTCAGGAGAACAGACTTAATATCATTTTGTCCGAAATGATAAAGAATGCTGAAAAATACAAAAAACTGGCTAATGATGTAAGGAAAACAAATGATTTTGCATTTAGGGGAGTCACCAAAGAACTATCAGACTTCACCCTCAATTTTGGAAATTCAACCAAATCAGTTAACGAGTTAGTCAAAAGCGCTAGGGACTTTTTAAAGGAAGTAAACAATAGTAAACAATTTTGGGGAATTCTTGAAAAGATTTCTGACGGTATTTTCAAAAATAACAATCTGGAACTAAATGACAAGAGATTAGAAGATTTATTGTTGAATCATAACCAATATACTGATGAAAAAAACAAAGAGGAATTCAAAAAAAGAAAGCCAGATTACATGAAATTGCTTCAAGATAGTCCAGAACCAGGAATCCCAACAGGATCACGAACGAAAGATAAAAAGGAAGGAAAATTCAGGGAAGGAATTGTTGATACCATTCTTGGGGGTCTAAAATATGGCGTCGGGATGAAAGAAGGGGGATTGTTCGAAAATAAATCAAAAGAAAACAAAATCAACCTTTCTGGAACTATAACGGTTGAAGGAAAAAACATGGGAGGGTTTGACCCTAGATCATTGCAAGAGCAGATCAATAGCACAGTTAAAGAACTGGCGGTTGATCCATTGAGGGAATCATTGAAGTCCATCAAGGCATTTAACGGAGGATATGTTTCACTGAGCGGTGGGTTATAATGCCTGATACGAGATTTTTAGATCCTATTACAGTTCTTGCCGATATCGGTGGAATTACAATTGATGTAACTGATCGATTAGAAGAGGATCATGATTCAATTGTGACTGAAAACCCTATTGAAGATGGAAGCCCGACAACTGATCATATTACATTGTTGCCAGTAGTTATTAATATTGAGGGTGGTTTCTCAGACTTGGTAATGACCAACTTAACCGGTCCCGCTCTCACGAATGAAGCTTTGAAAGGAAGGGCAAAAACGCAGTTCGACAGATTAAAACAGCTCCAAATTAACCGAGATACTTTCTATGTTATGGACGGTTTCCATCTGATAGAAAACATGGTCCTGAAACGGTTGACACTGAGAAAAGAC